AGGGACGGGGGAGAAAAAGTCGCAATATTTTTTGCCTGTAATGTTGGCCATTTAGGAGGACCCACCACTCGGCCGCTGCCGCTGTGCCTACATGCACGCACGGCGCGTACATCCAGCACGTCAGGCGCACACACGTAGGCGCGGCACCTCCATGATCTACACGTCATGTACGACGCTCGCCTTCATGGGTTCCACGTGACCCATGGCCGGCCCGAGCGTCATGGCACAAGCCTGCATTCGCGCTTGACACTCGAGCCGCACCGTTCAGCTGCGCAGAGCCGCCTAGGCGGCCCGCTGTGACTGCCACGCCCAAGGCGGCCCACTCATGCTGCTTGAGCCCGAAAGTCGGCCCAGGCGCGTTCCTGACGCCTTGTGGGCCTACGATTTCGATCAGCGCTCGCCTGACCTCGGCATCCCCGCCGCGCGCGCTCCCAGTGAGATCCGCGACCACGGTGCGCCGCAGGATCCGCACGTGCGGCCGCGTGTCGCCCCACGCTTCGATGAATCGCCCGATCCAGTAGCAGGTCTCGAACGTCGACTTGCCGACGATGCCAGCGGCGCCGACCATTTCGACGGCGAGGAGCGTCGCCATCGACGGCAGGCGCACCGGCAGGCGCAAGCGCGCGAGGAGCTCGGCGTTCGGCAGGATCGCGTGCCAGACGACGACCGGCGCGTGCCAGACGACGAACGCCGAGACGTCCGGCCCAGGGTCGATGCCGATGATCCTCATGGATCCTCAGAAAGCGCGACGGGCGCCTCGAATGGCAGTCCGACTTGGACGGTACGCTCCTTGACGAGCTCGCCGTATTTTGGGTTGATCTCGATGCCGAGCCACCGGCGTCCGAGGGATTCGGCGACCTCGCCGACGGTGCCCGATCCCATGAAAGGGTCGAGGACGAGCGAGCCGAGCTTCGACCCGGCGAGGATGCAACGCTGCGCCAACATCGGCGGGAACGTGGCAAAGTGCGCGCCGGCGTATGGCACCGTCGGGAATGTCCAGACCGATCGGGCATTGCGGCCGTTCGCGTGATGCTTCGCATACAACAGGCCGCCATGCGATCCCGATGTCGACGTATTGAGGACAGTCCCGTCATTTGGATGCCCCGATGTCAGTGGCCGAGTGTTGTCATCGACCGATGTCAAATGCGGCTCGCGAATCGCGTCGCCGTCGTACAGGTACCTCGGCGCCTTGGACAAGAGGAACACGTATTCGTGCGCCTTGGTCGGCCGGTCGGTCACCGATTCGGGCATTGGGTTCGGTTTCGACCAAATGATATCCGAGCGCAGATACCATCCGTCCGCTTGCAGCGCGAAGGCGACGCGCCACGGAATGCCGACGAGGTCCTTTTCTTTCAATCCCGCCGGAAGCTTCTTGACAAATTGCATCGTTGCCATTTCGGCATGCATGCGTTCGTCCAATGCGTCGCGACACTTGGGAGCGTTGCGCTTCAAGCCAGAGGAAGCGCCGCCGTTCGTATTGCCGACCTTCGTCCCGGCGTACGAATCCCCGAGGTTCAGCCAAAGCGTCCCGTCGTCGCGCAAGACGCGCTTGACCTCGCGAAAGACGGCGACCATGGTTGCGACGTATTCGTCCGGCGTGCGCTCGAGCCCCAATTGACCGTCAATGCGAACCGCGCCGCAGCGAGCGCAGGATTGTCCAAATTGCGGCGAGGGGACGGCCGAACGTCCCGGACGGCAGGAATTTTGCGTGGCGCCGCTTGAGCTCTTTTCCCAATCTGCGCGCAAGTGATCGCACTCGGGATCGCCGCCCTCCCAATGGCCGGTCCCGTAGTCGCGCAAGCCCCAATACGGCGGCGAGGTGACGCAACACTGGATTTCACCGTCGGGCAGCGTCGGCAAGACGGCGCGGCAGTCGCCGACGATCACGCGGTTCATCTCCATGGCGCCCACTTCGGCATTACCGCCGCCTCCGCGCGCGCGACTTCCTCGACCGTCGCCAAACCCAGTTCGGCGCGCGCGCGAACCGCTTCGAGCTCCTCGCGCGCAGCCAAGTCGGCGATGACCTTCGGCCGTGTGCACACGAGCTCGGCCATCCAGGCGCGCTCCTCGTCGGCGATGGCGTCGGTGAGCTCGGCGCGCAGCGCGCGGCCCTGCTGCAGCGCCTGCCAGACGCGATCGACCTCGCGCCGGTAGGCGAGGATCACCGGCCTGGACACCGCGGGCACGCTCGCCGCGGCGTAGGCGGCTTCGACCCGGGCGACCATGGCGCTGTACTCTTCCCGCGCGGTCATGCGGGTCTCCCGTGTCCGGTTCCGCTCTGGTTCCCGGTTCCCTCTTTTCTTCCCCGCCCCCCACTAAAGTGGGGGCGGGGGAAGGAAGAAAAGCGGCGAGGTTCCGAGTGCGGAACCAAGTCGGGAACCAAATTTGTCGACGGAACCGGGGTGTCCGGTTCCGGTTGGTTCCGGTTCCGGGAACCAGTTCCCGGGAACCGGAACCTGGGGAACCTAGTGCTCGTCATGCGGGTCCTCCACGAGCCGGAAGGGCGGTCCTTCGATGATCCGGAGTGCGCGGAGTTTGCGGATGGCCGACAGCACGGCCTGCTTGCGCTTCCCGAGTTTTTCGAGGATCTCTTCGTAGCCGCGCGCACCCTTCGCGACGAGTGTGATCACGGCGTGCTCGAGCTGGCTCAAAGACCCGTTGGGATCATCGCGAAAAGAGCCGATAGCTCCGTCGAAGATTAGATCGATCGTCTGGCCGTGGGGGCCAAAGCGGTGCTTCGACACGTGCAACTTGGCGGGGGCCGAACCTCCGTCGGCGCACGGCTCTGTCTGTAAGAAGAGCTCGGCGCTTGCGTCGCACTCGATTTCGCCGGCCTCTTTGCCGGCGCCGAAGAAGTCTTCTGCGGTGGCGTCGTCTTCAGGCCGGTAATGTGTCCGGCCCACAGATGAAACAACGAGCCCCGTGGAGCGATTATCGGTGATCCAGGTTTGCAGGTCGTCGAGGAGCCTTCCCACTGCGAGCCGTCGGTCTTCAATGGCCAGCCGACGGGCGGCCGATTGCAAATAGTCCAGCGTGACGGCCGGTGCTGTGCCGACCTCATCGCCGATGCGATTTAGGACGTCGAGGATGTTCGCGCCGCGTTTGAGGTAGACGACGCGGAGCGCGAGGCCGAAGAGATCGCCGGCGATCGCCTCGGTCTCGGAGGGCCCGAGCTCGAAGACGCGCAGCCACGAGCAGCGGCGGATCTGGCCTACGGCGCGCGCGAGGATCTGCCGCTCGCTGAGCTCGGAGCTCACGTGCACGGCGTGCCGGCCGTGCTGGACGAGGCCGAGATTGAGTTGGAGCGCGAGGCCGCTCTTGCCTTTACCGGGAGGGCCGTTCAGGACGACGAAGCTCTCGGCGCGAAATCCGACGATGATGCGGTCGAGGCCGCGGAGGCCGCTCGGCGTCGCCGGCGGCAGCGGCACGGCCCACAGGACGCGGGCGGCGTCGGCGACGACGGGGATGTGGTGACGAGCGGCGAGATCCGGCTGTGCCTCGGCGAGCCGGACGAGCTCTTCGGGCTCGCCGCCGCGCTTGATCCAGTCGACGACGTCGTCCGCCGGCTCGAGGCGGGGGAGCTCGAGCACGCGGAGCGAGCGCACTACGGGCTCGAGCGTTGCCTGCGCGGCTGCGGCGTAGGCGCGGCCGGGGTCGTCATTGTCGGGCAGAATGACGACGTCGCGGCCGCGCAGGAGCTCGCAGGCGCGGCCGGCGGCGAACTTCCATCCCTTGGAGCCACCCGGCGTCGTCGTCGCGCAGAGATCGTACATGCGGAGCGTCTCGACGCATTTTTCGCCCTCGACGAGGAAGACGAAGGCATCGCGCGACGCGGCGCGGAGCTCAGGTGCGCGGTAAAGCGTGAGCGGCGCGTCGCCGCGACCGGGAACAAAGCCAAGGCCGTTCCGGTGGTACTGGACGAAGGTCTTTTCACCGTCCGTGAAGTCCTTCCGAAGGACGCGGAGGCCGCCCTCGTAGTCATAGGCGGTTTCGGAGATGGGGCGTTCGTCCGAGGAGCGCCTGGCGCGCTCCTCGTCGAGGTGTGCGATCGGCGGATCTCCATGGCGATTGCCGCAGCGGCAATCGCCTTCGAGCCGGTGGGCGAACGTGCCGCCTTCTTCTTGACGCAGGTCGCCGGCGAGCTCCTCACGCGTGCAATGTGCGAATTTGCCGTCAGAGCCGAGGTAGCCATAGCACCGAATGCCCTTGCCACGCGGCGCGCGGTCGAAGCCGCCGCAGATCGGGCAGGGCCGTTCGGCGGTCCATCGCTGGCCGCGATTGACGGCATTCGGCATCATTGCGCCTATGTGACCCCGCCACCCTCGGTCGCGCTCGGCTCCTTCTTTGGCCGCCCGCGCTTCCGCGGTGCCGCCGGTGGCTCGCTGTCCTCGGGCCGTTCCCACGGGTCGGCGTAGTCCGAGGTCATGGCGGGCGCGGGCTTCGGCGCCGTGGGCGCCGGCGCGGCGGGTTCGTCCTCGTCCTCCTCGACCGGAACGTCCTCCGCGGGTTGCTCCTCGTCGTCGGCCTTCGCGTCGCCGTCGTCCGGTGGCTGCGTCGGGACGCCGGGCAGCGTCGGATTCAAGGCCGCGTTCCGCTCCGCGGTCGTCATCGGCCGCGAATCGATGAGCTCGCCGGTGTCGATCCGGAAAGTCTCGACGGCGAACGTGGTTTGGTTGTCGAGGCGCCGACATTCGATGGCGATGATCTTCGTGCCGCTCCGCACCTTGTCGCGGAGCTCGCGCACCATGAGTTGCTTGGCCTCGATCTTGGTCGTCCACTCTTTGAGCGCGTTCTTTTTCTGCTCTTCGAGGAGCTCGACCTCGTAGTCGGCGGCGGCGAGCGAACGGCCCGCCTCGGCGAGCTCGGCGTCGGTCATTTTGATTTCGACATCCCGAAAAAAGCGTTCTTTGGCTGGCACGTTGCCCTCCCATCTCACTTCCAGATCCGTCGGTAACGAATGTCAAAACAGATTGCGCACGTGCAATCCTCGCCATGGTCAGAACCCTCGCCAGCGTCAGACGCTTGCCAATACGCCTGCCAATCACCGCTGGCGTACGCCTCCCAATACCGGCGCCGAAAACAGGGAACGCACCAACCACGCGGGCCGATGAAATTCGGCGCATGGATGTTCTGCCATTGACCCTTGGTTCCACAGTCCTTGCAGCTTGTACGTTGCTCGACGCGCGGCGCCGGACCGGGCGCCGGCCGGTCATTCGTCGACACCTCATTGTGATAGCGCTTTGGCAGGGCCCGCGATTCACCCGGAGGAGGTAGTAGGTCGCCGACCTTCGGGATGTCGTGGTAGAGCCAAAAGACCATGCCGCCGCGCTCCATGGCCGACGAGAGATCGCGATGATGTTCGATCTCGGCCAGGCGATCGAGAGATGCGGCTCGGATGTCTCGGCTTGATTCGGTCAAGAAGGCGACGACGACGTGATGGCTCGTCTCGCATTGAATCTTTTGATAGCGTTCAACCGAACGAACGCCGATGCCGTGTTGCCACGTTCCCGAATTGACATGATAGGTGGGTTCAAACTTCCATTTGCACTCCCACCAGGTCTCGACCCCTTTATGGAATGCGAGAAAGTCCGGCATGACGGCATTGCTCTCGCCTTGCGGACCGTGAAGGACCGGAGCGCCTCGGCCATTCCGATCGAAGTCAGTCGCCGGGAGGACCCAGTTCCCTTCAATACCCAACCAATGCGCGAGCCATCGCTCTTTGGCTCGTCCGAGGTGAAGCGTCTCTTCGAAGCTTTCATCCCGGTGCATGGAAGCGCTCCGTTTCGGCCCCCCACTTCGCCCATCCTGGACGCGGCGTGCGCGCGAACATCTCCACTTTCGATCCCGGGCAAAGCGATTCGACGAGGGTGTAGAACGTATCGGGCTTGCGCGAGTGCTCGCGAACCGGCCCATTCAAGACCGTCGTTTGCGTGGTGAGGATGACGGTCGGCCGTCCCCGGACCGCGAGAATGCAGTGCTCCGTCTGGCCGCGGAGCCAATCGCCGAGACCGATCCGATCCTTCACCCACGTCAAGATCGTCTTCTCAGCGAAACCCCATGCGTCGAGGACGCGATAGGCGTCGCGCATGAACGCGTTCGTCGTCCACAACCACAGGACCGCGCCATCGGGGTGCGCGAGCTTTCCGACGTCGAGACCGCAGATCGCTTCAATGGCCATCGGCGGGTACGGCAGGTCCCCGCGATGCGTGGCGTCGCCGGCGCGCTTCTCATACGGCCACGGCGGGTCGGCGACGATCACGCGAAACGGGCCGGTCGGCATCTTGGGCGCCTCGACGGCGAGACGCTCTGCCACCTTGGCTCTTTGCTCTTGCCTGACGAACGCCTTGATCTGCCCCGTGCGGACGCGCTTCCCTTTCTCGCCTGGCTTGCCGGGCGGTGGCGCATCGATGCGGACGCGCTTCGCGATGTCGCGTTGCGCGGGCTTGTCGAGCTTGGCGATCTCGGCCGCCGCCGACACTGCCAGCACGCCGCGATCCACCGCCGAGACTACTTCCGGGATCGCGTGTTTGATGACGGCGATCGCTGACTCGACGGAGCGCGGCGAGACGAAGACCTCTCGCGCGGCGTACTCGGCGGCCTTCCCGGCATCTTCGAGACCTTCGCGCAAATTTGCGCTAAGGTCCGTGCGCGTTCCCTGCCGCTTCAATGCCTCTTCGTGAAGGAGCGGCACCATGCGCGCGCCGACCATCGACCGCTGGCTTTCGTCGAGATGCCGGCGCTTGAGATTCGCCGAGACGACGTAGGCCACGGGATCGTCGCCGTCGTACGTCGTGAAGCTCGGTTTCACCTCGGCGAGCTCGCAGGCGCGATAGCGGTTGCGCCCATCGAGAATCTCGCCTTTGTAGAGGACGATCGGATGCCGGAGGCCGTTCGCCTTGATATCGGCGGCGAGCTCGCCGAGCTCGGCCTCGGGCAAGAGCGGGAAGACCTGCGCGGCGGCGTGCACGGCGAGATGGACGCTCACGGGACACCCTTTAACCGCGACGGCGCGACGGCGCCGACTTGCCCCTCGAGCTTGGCGAGGTGCGCGCGCGCTCGAGCAAGAGCGCCCGCGATCTGCTGCGATTCCTCAGCGGTCGGCGCGCGGCCGGTGAGATTCGAGGTCGCCGCGACGAGGTCGGAGACGGCGACGAGCGCGGCGCGCGCCGAGGCGAAGGCGTCCGGCGCCATCTCGGTTGTCGTCTCGAGCGGGAAGAGACCTCGGCCGCGCGCGCCGGCGAGGATCGCGAGGAGCTCGTCATCCTCGCCAAGCTCGGCCGAGAGGATCGGCACGTCAGCGGCGTGCGGACCGCCGCGCTTGCCGAGCTCCATCATGCGGTTCCACCGCTGCCGGGACAGACCGACCGAGCGAGCCAGATGCGCCTCGTCCACGTTGTGACGCGCCGCAAGGAGGCGAATCGCGAGCCGAAGGACATCGGCGCGGACGATTGGATCGGGCGAGTGCCACTGCTCTTTCTTCACCCTGCACTTCCGTTCCGTTTACACGAGCGTCCTCAGAAAGCACCTGCACAGCGAAAACCGCAGGCCGCACGATCAGGAAATGTCACGCCGCGGCATTCGAAGAATCGTCACTCAATCGGCTGGTAATGGGGATTCCAATGCGTCCCCGTTGCCTGCGGACCCCCATGCGTCCTCGTTCTCGGCGGAACCTCTCGCGGGGCTCACGGAAGAATTGCCAGAGGTCGATGCCGAGAACCTCGACGCAGATCCGGTACACGTTGCCGAAGGAGGGAAAGTTTTTTCCGAGCTTCCAGGCGGTGACGCTGGAAGCGTCGAGCCCGAGGGCGTCGGCGAGCTCCGACTGCCGAACGCCCTTCCGCGCCATCCAATAGCGGAGATGCCGGGCGAAGTGCCGGATGTACGGATCCCGAATCACGGGGCCTATCATGGGGACGCAAATCAATCGGCCGTCAAGCCCAAAATGTACGCATCTCAAGATGACGGGGACTTACCGTCGGAGGAGATGGGCAGGCGCGGCAAAAAAAGGCTCGGTCCGTACCAGGTCATCACCGAGGAGTTTCAGGCCGACGTCCGCGAAGCGATGGACCGCCTTCGCTTGACGCAGAAGGCCTTGGCGGAAGCCGTGGACGTGGATCCGAGCTCGATCACGCTTCTTTTGCGCCCGGACCGTGTCGGCGAGACGAGCCGGATCATTCGTAAGGTAGCTGCCTATCTTCAAATCCCGGAGCCGGTCGACGAAAGCGCCTCCTACGCCAAGAAGCTCGCGATCCTAAAAATCCGAAATCCCGATCTTCATTCAGCGATTGCCAAGATCATCGACAACGCCGTACCGGACGACGAGCCCGACCCTGAAAAATAGGGGTTGAACTTTTTGACGGATCGGTAGCACGTACTACTCGGTCGATCCGTTGGGGGGATTGGGGATCGGGGGTTGCCGTGGCATTGTCTCCGTCCGAAAAGCTCTTGCGTATCCGGCTTCAAAGGCCGGTCCTGTACGCCGCGATTACCGCACTGATTGACGAACTTCTCGTTTCCTCCGACGAGAAGACGCCTGCCACCGTGCCAAGTCGTCCGCCTGCACCAACAAAATCTCGACGGGAATAGGCAAGCATCTCAATTTTCCTGTTGACGGCCGAAACGTCCATGGGTACATCTCAACGCCGTGAGGCCGGGCCGCGCGCATCGCGTTGCCGCTCCGCGGGCAATGCCATTGGACCGGACACGCAGCAATGCGTGAATGGCGCCGAAGCAGGTCCGCGCAGAAGTTGCAGCGCAAGCGTCGGCCGCAGACCCTGCGCGTGACCGAAGAGCGCCTCCGGCTTTCATCGGAGATTGGCCCGCGTCGGATTTCACCGTCGGTGTTCGCGATCATCGTCGGCGTCGGCTGGACCATGCTCTTCGCCGCGTTCATCGGATTTCTGGTGTGGGCGATGTTGTGAAGGAGGATTGAAATGTCCGAGGCCAATGCGCTCGTTCATTCACCGCGCCGCGCGTCTGGTTTGCAGGCTTACGCGCCCGAGCAGATCGATCTCATCAAACGCACGATCGCCCGCGGTGCAACGAACGACGAGCTCGCGCTCTTCATTGCGACGGCCGAGCGCCTGGACCTCGACCCCTTCGCCCGGCAAATCTACTCGATTCAACGCTGGAATCCGACGTCTCGCCAAAATGAGATGGTGACGCTCGTCGGCATTGACGGGCTCCGCGCCGTCGCCGAGAGGACCGGCGACTACCTACCGGGCCCCCGTCCCGTTTTTACCGTGGACGACAAGGGCCACATCCTGTCGTGCGTGGCGACGATCCTGAAGTTCCGTCACGGGGCCTGGCATCCGGTCGAGGCGGAGGTCTACTTCGACGAGTTTGCGCAGCGCACCAAGGACAAGGACACCGGGACCTACCGGCTCACCGCGAACTGGCGAGACAAGCCGCGCGTCATGATCGCGAAGTGCGCGGAGGCGGCGGCCCTGCGCAAGGGCTTCCCGTTGCTCGGGAGCATTTACGTCCAAGAGGAATTTGACCATGAGAACGTGATCGAGGTCGATGCGGACGCGCCGCCGAAGGTCACCGCGCCGCCGCCCGCCGCGTCCCCGCCGCCGATGGCGCCGACGCCGGCGACCTCGACAACGCCGAGCGCGCCGCCGCGGAAGGGAACGCCGGGCATTGACGCGCCGCGGCCGGCGCAGGCGCATCTGGACGAGGCGCAGGCGCGCGCCGGCGGCAACACGTCGCGCCCGGCCGCAGCGCCACAGCAGAGTGCGGCGCAACAGCAGAGTGCAACGAAGGCAACACGCGCGGCGGCCGGGACGCCCCCCACACCCCCGCTTCCGACCGGTCCGGCCGCCGCGCATTACCCTCCGACCGAGAAGGAGGACGAGGAGGATCTCGACAAGGTCTTCGGCGCGCCGCACCCCGCGGTGCCAAAGTCGGTCGAGGACCTGCCGCCCGCGCCGGACACGCCGGCCGGCGTTCCGTCGCTGGTCGACGAGGTCGCCGTCATGCTCGACGACGCGGGGTCCATGGCCGCGTACTACGCCGCCGGCGAGAAAGGCAAGCCACTCAAGGCCGACGAGCGCCGCTACCTCACGCCGAAGATGATCTTTTGCCTCATGCGCATTCTCGAAGGCGGCCCCGATGGGGATGTGGACGCCGCCTATGCGACGTTCGGCAAGTTCGTGACCGCCAAGCTCGTCACTGCCGAGGACGAGAAGACCGCGACGGCGACCTACAAGAAGCGGAAGACGGCGCCGTGAAACGCGTCACGCTTACCGGCTCAGGCCTCTGGCGCGCGGCGCGCTGCATCGCGTCAGCGGTCCTGCCGCGCGCGCGGGAAACGAGCGAATGGGCCGAGCGCGGCAGCGGCATCCACGCTTTTTTGCTCGACGTGAACCGCCGCGGCCGCGACGAGGCGCTCGCCGCGCTGTCGAACGACGAGCTCCGCGCGGCCTGCGCGCTCATCAATACCGCGCGGCTTCCCGTCGACCCGAGCGCCTACGCCGCCGAGGTCGCGTTCGCCTACGACGTCGCGACCGGCCGCGCGACGGAGCTTCACCGCGGCGGCCAGCGCGATTACTCCATGTGCACGCCGACCGAAATCCCGATGACCGTCGACGTCGTTGCGCTCGTCGGCGACACAACCGTGGGCGTCTACGACTACAAGTCGGGATGGAAGTACCTCGAGCCGCCGGCGGCGAATTGGCAATTTCGCGCCTGTGGCCTCGCCGCGGCACGCGCCTACAAGCGCGACCACGTCTTCGCCCAGATGATCCGCCTCGGCAAGGACGGCGAACCCTACGTGACGGGCGGCGAGCTCAATCTCTACGACCTCGCCGAGATCGCCGAGGAGCTCCGGGCCCTTCATGCCGATGCGACGCGCGCGGCCGCGGCCGATGCCGATCCGCCGATCCAGATCGGCAGCCATTGCCAGGGCTGCGAATCGATGCCGTTTTGCGGCTCGACGCAGATGATCCGGCGCCGCTACAGCGAGGAGTTGCAGAGCGTCCAGGTCGCCGAGGCGCTCACGCCCGAGCTCGCGAGCGACGCCTGGGAGTGGCTGGAAGGCCTCGAAGCGCACGTCGAGGCCGCTTGGAAGATTCTGCAGACCTACGCGCGGTTCAATCCGTTCCGCCTCCGCGACGGGCGGGTCTACGGCATCGTCGAAGAGGACCGCGACACGATCGACGGCCAAAGGGCTTGGCAAGTCCTCGCCGACCGGTTCGGCCAGGCGAAGGCGTGGCAAGTCACGAAGCTCGTCATCTCGAAGACCGGCGAGAAGGGGATCGAGACGCTCGCCGCCGAGCTCGCCGAGGCCGAAGGGCGAAAGCGCGCGCCGGTCATGCGCGAGCTTCTCGAGGACCTGCGGCGCGCCGGCGCGCTGACGACGCACACGATCGAGAAATTCAAGGCGCACAAGGAGCGGCGATGAACAAGGACTACATGACGGCGTGCGACGCGGCGCCGGCGGCGTTGCTCGCCGACAGGCTTTGCGCGCGCCTCCGCGACTGGGTTTCGCAGTCGACCCGGCGCCTCCTCGACGGCAAGGACGGAATCGGGATCTCAAGAGCAGCGCTCCGCATCCAGCTGCAAGTGATCGGCACCCAGAAGGACGGGAGCGCGACGGTGCTCGCGGTCGTGGACGAGGAGTTAACGAACGACGATCTGATCGGCCGCGTGGCCGACCGCGACGACAGTGGCGGTGCGTCGTGAAGCTCGCACGGGGCGACAAGGCGCGGCTTCGGCAGCGCAAGTACGCCGCGCCGCCGTGCGCCGCGCCCGAATGCACGGCGATCGCGGAGTACCAGTGCGACCATGTAAATGGCCTTGGCGTTTTGTGCGGCAGGGCGCTTTGCGAAAGGCACGCGAAGATCCAACCGGGCCGCACCGCCAACGATGGGACGGCGCTCTGCCACTACTGCCCGACGCACGACACCGTCGCCAAGGCGCTCGGCGAGCGGAAGAGGCCGCAATGAAAACCAAAGCCGACGAGCTCGAGCTGGCGCTCCTTTCGCTCTACACGCTGGTTCACCGCACGGTCGCCGACGACGTCGCGCGGCACGCGCGCGAGGCCATGTCTGAGACCGGGTTTCGGCGCGAGCGCGCCGGCCGCGCTGCCGCGCTGCGCTTTGCCGGTGATCTTCTTGTCGACATGCTCGAGCAGCGGATCGAAAAGTCGCCCAGGCAGATCGCCGACTACCTCTTCGCGCTCGCCGACGCCGCGGAGAGCACGGGCCAACCGCTGAATGGGAAGAACGGAGAGGCGCCATGAAGCCCGAGGCCACCGAGCATGTGGTCTACCTTGCAGGCCAAGCGCTGCGCGGCATGTGCGCGCGGTCGAACCTCTACGATTCGATCGACGCGATTGCACAGAGCGCAGCGAACCTCGCCATTGCGACGGCGCGCGCGCTCGACGCCATCCTTGGCGACGAAATGCTAAAGGACGTCGCGCGCGCCAAGGAGCGGAGCCGCGCCGAGGCGACGGACGACAACGACGTCGATGAGGAATTCTAGGGATGCGCATGCGCGAGCTCGAATGCCGGTCGTGTGGCAAACCGATCGTTTTTGCAATTACCGAGGCGGGGAATCGCGTTCCGTTGAACGCACTGCCACAGCGCATGTTCGTCGTCGAGGAGCGCGCCGGCGTCGAGGTCGCGCGCTCGGTCTTCGCCTTCTCGACGCACTTTCAGGATTGCCCTGAATCGAAAGAATGGCGGAAGCCGCGATAGCACTCTCGCCATGGAGAAGCATGGTAAGGCCGGTCGGGGTCCGGATTGGCGAGGCCTGGATTGGCATGGGCTAGGCGGGGTTTGGCACGGAACGGCTCGGATGGGTTAGGCGAGGCGGGGACAGGATAGGTTTGGCTTAGAAGAGGCACGGCTTGGGCGACAACGCAGAAAGGATGAAACAAAATGTATGAAAGGGTCGACATTGAAATCCGCGGCATCTGCCCATTGGTCATTCACAATGGCCAATTAGCGGATCCTCTTAATGAATGGTCGAAGCGGATTAAAAAGATCACCGCGAAAAAGAAGAAAACCGACGAGGACTACAGAGAGGTCGCGCGCCTGGAATTCCTTGGTTCTTTTTACGTCAATGACAAGAAGGAGCCTTGCATTCCCGGAGAGAACATTGAAGCTATGTTGATTCGCGCTGCTCGTCGCCTCAAACTCGGCGAGGCGGCCGCGACAATAGTCTGCGATGGAAATATCCCGATCATCTACGATGGTCCCCGCAGCCCAGAGAAGCTCTGGGAGATCGATGCATTTCGCTTCACGAAGTGCGCTCGAATTGGCGCAAAGCGAATCATGCGAACGCGTCCCATCATTCGCGATTGGATTTTAAAATTTCTGGCAGGCTTCAATACCGGTCATCTGAATCTGTCAGAACTTGGGCAAATTCTCGAGGTCGCTGCCGAGATGGGTTGCGGCGATTGGCGTCCGAAATATGGTCGATTCGAAATCGTTTCGCCAAAGGTCTTCAAATGACCGAACGATGGCCTATAGATGTCGAGACGCTTCAGAAAGGCGACGTCATTTCGATCGAACGGCTTGAAGTGATTATCGGGCGGCCTCGGGGCGCGCCGGGCTTCGGGCTCGAGGTGCTCAAGATTCGCGAGATGATTGCGCGTCAATTGGAAGTGATTGGGCGGCCGATGACCATCCGGCAACTCCACGGTCAGCTCGTTCTTTGCGATGACGAAACCGCATCGGTGTATAATCCTCGCGAGGTCGAAGCTGGTTGGCGCAAAAGCGCTCGGGCCCATAGGCGCAATCTTGCCGTCGACGTTTCGCAGCTCGACCAAGAGCGGCGCGCGCAACATGACCGAACGCTAGTAACGCACAGTCGCATCTTCCAAGCGATGCGGTCGGCGCGGGTCGATCCAGAGCTTCAACCGGCTACCCGAAATACTCCGCCTCAAGGAAATCGAGAGGACGAATGATTTGGCACGGCGCCGTTGGGAAAGGCTTGGCGTCGGCTTGGTCTGGCGCGGACCGGCTTCGGCGCGGCAGGGCTAGGACTCGGCGCGGATCGGCAGGTCATGGAGAGGCATGGGCGACAACGCAGAACGGCGGGCCGGGCGGAAAAAGAATTGAAGCTGTGGCTGGGCATGCCACGGCAGTGGCGGGGTCTGGAATGGCGACGGACTGGTGAGGCCAGGCTCGGCAGGGCAGTGCAAGGACAGGCGCGGAGTGGCAAGGGCCAACAGGCAGAAAATGAAGAAGGGCAAAATGAAACCGCAGACGAAAAAAACCAGGATGGGAAGCCGTCCGAAGGGTAACCCAGCTCGAGCGGCCCGCGGCTCGCATCGTCTACCACGAGTCACGGCGAAGGTCAAAGAAAACATGGACGCGGGCGACCGCGTTTGCGAGGCCGAAGCGGCCGAGCGGTTACAGGGCGAAGGTTTCCAGATGACCAAGAATTTTGCGTGGCGAACGTGCGATCATGCTTGGGGATGAAGACCGAGGCGCAGAACAGATTCCGAGGAGCGGACGCCGCTTCCTTCCGACGCGCGAGGCCGCACCATATTGCGGTTTGTCGCCGTCGGGACTTCGCCGCGCGAACCTCCGCGGCCGCGTATTTCCTGTCGGCCGGCGCGGCGGCAAAGGCACCCTCGTCTGGGATGTGCTCGACCTCGATCGATTCCTGCTCGGTCTCAAGCCACTAAGGAGGACGCATGGCCAACTGGATCCATCGCTGGAAGGACTGGATCGCGGACGCGCCGACGAAACCCGGGGTTTGGCGCCGCCGGGACGGGGGCTACCATATCCGAGCGAGGGCCTACGACCCGCGGATTGGCAAGCTCCGCGAGATCAACCAAGTCCTTCCCGAGTTGGATCTCGCAGGAGCCGTCGCGACGCTCGCGCAGGAAATCTTGGCCGTGAAGACGGGCGGAGCGCCGAAGCCGAGCACGATGCCGCGGTTCGCCTCCTACGCGAGTACGCTCTTCAAGCGAAAAACCGACACCGGTGACATCAAGTCGGCGAAGGGCCGCGACAAATGGGAGGACATCATTCAACACCATCTCCACAAAGCCCCATTTGAAGCCTACTACCTCGACCACATCGATTACACCGCATTGCAGGATTGGCGGTCCAAGCTCGGCGCGAAGATCCAATCCGGGAAGATGTCGCCGCGGAGCGCGAATACCATCTTCGCCGTGTTCCAAGTCATCATGAAGGCTGCGGTGGCCGAATTCGATCTCCCGCGCAACCCGGCCGAGCGGCTCGCGGCGTTCGATACGAGCGAGCATCCGACGTACACCGAAGAGGCGCCGAATAGCCTCCTGCCGGCCGACGTGCCGCGGTTCCTCGCCGAGATGCGCGCCACATGGCCGCAGCACTACGCGATGACCTTTCTCGGCTTCGCCACAGGCCTTCGCCCGAGCAGCCTGCGGCCGCTTCGCCGGAACGGCGCGACGCCGGACGTCCGCTGGGACACCGGTCGCCTCCTCGTGCGCCAGTCGCATACGCGCGGCACGGAGGTCATGCAGACCACCAAGACCAAAAAGAACCAGACGATCGCGCTCGCACCGGATCTGCTCGACGTCCTTCGCTGGCACGTGACGACGCAGATTCGCAGCGACGGTGCGCTCAAGAGCGAGCTCCTCTTTCCGACGAGCGAGGGAGGGTTTCGCTCGCCGTCCGTCCTCGACAAGCCGTTTGACGCCGTCGCCAAGGCGATCGGAATCAAGTACGGCATTTCGCCGCGCGCCATGCGCCGGACATTCCAGGATCTTTGCCGGGCCGAGGAGATCGCGAGCATCGTCGCGCGCTCCATCTCGGGTCACGCGCTCGAGAAGAGCCAGGAAGGCTACTCGACGGTCGCCGCCGAGGAGCAACGCGCCGCACTTGGCAAGGTCATTCGGTTCATGCTGCCGAAAAATCAGCGGACGCTCGTCGAAGGTGACGACGCGTCCGATGTACTCCCCTAACGCACCTTAGATCGCCTTCCCACCGGACCGCGCGCGGCCCGCGCCCGCGCCTCCGCGCTCGCCCGCTTGAGCGCGGCGACCGCCTCATCGTGCTCGCGCCGCGCTTCCTCGCTCACCGGGGCCGGCTCCGGCTCCGGGATTGGCTCGCGCCGCCCGATGCGGCGCAGGAGCTCGACCGCGGCAGCATGGTCGCGCGCAGCCTCCTCTGGATCCCCTATGCGCGGGTCGAACCGCCTTCGCCGCCTAGGTGGTGGGATTGGTGGTGGGGCGATTTGATTTTTCGTTTTCAAATTTTCGCCTCTTCTCGTCGGAGCGGGAGACGGGACTTGAACCCGCGACGTCCACCTTGGCAAGGTGCAATTCCAGCTCAATACTGAATGATTTTCAAAGCTTCGGGTGACTGGAAGTGCCTAATTGTGACCCCGGAGCGCCTCTAGGTGGTGGGATTGGTGGTGGGGCGATTTTGTCGACGCGGGCCCGTCGCTGCCGAGCATCGGCAGCGGCGCGCGCGGCCGCGCCGGATGGACCGGCGCAGACGTTATCCTACACGATCCGAATTTGGGATGCAGTTGGTTGACACGCGGTATGCGCCTGGTATGCTAGTGGAGTAAAGCGGAGCTCGGCGGCGTCACCCGCCGGGCCCCCATCGATCCCCTGGCAAAGGAGGAGACCGACATGACCCAATGTAGCACCGTTACCCTGTCCGGCGAGGAGCTCGCCACGCAGGTCCAGATCGCCGAGGAGGCCGCCGACGCGCCGCTCGCCGGCGCGCTCCTCGAGCTCGAGCTCGCGCAGCGCGCTGAGGCGGAGGCGCGCGCGCTCTTCGAGCAGAGCAACGCGGCGGCGCGGACGCTGCGCGACGCCGTGACCGAGCTCCTGCTCGCCGCCGGATGGCGCGACCTCGGATGGGCGGTGCGGTACCGCTCCTGCGACGAGCCGCTCCGAATGGAAGGCACCGAGACCGTCGAGGGTGCCGCGGCCGTTATTCGCGCCGCCGCCGCTGTCCATCGCGAGACCGCGGACAAGCTCGGCGTCGGCACGGCGCCGGCGCGTCTCGTTCGGCGCCTCGAGCGCGCCGCAAGGTCCCTCGCATACCACACAGCCCAGATGAAAAAAGGAGCCTGAGATCCATGCCCCAATTTGCTATCAGAGTGACCGACGAGCAGCTGGCCGCGATCCACGCGGCGATCAAGCGTGTGCACCACGTCGACGACCCCGTCGGCCTCGTCTCCGACTACCTCCGCGAGGCCGCGCTCGTCGCCGCCGGCGTCGAGACTTCGACGCGGTCGCTCGGCGCCGTCGTCGCGCGCTACGCGACGCTCTGCCGCCGCGCGCGCCCGGCGCTCCTGCCCGCGGAGTGGAAGCTCATTTGCGACGCCTTGAATGGGACTTGGCTCGCCGACGCGATCTCCGTGATCGCGGTCCCGATCGAAATCGCCGATGCGTTGCGGTTGAACGATCTCGCGACCAAATGGCTCGCGACCGAGGACGAACGCGCCGCCGTCGATCGCGCGCTCCTCGCGACGCGCACGCACTCGGCGGAGCCGCGCGACGCCGCGCTCCTCGCTGAAGTCCGCGCACGCGGCACCGATCTCGCCGCGCGGCTGGCCAGGCTGAGCTACGCCGAGCTCCTGGCTATCGTCGACACCGTGGAACGGTATTGGGCGTCCGATAGAGGTATAGTTCCCGGCGAGGACGGCTGGCGCGATGAGCGCACGGAGATCACCTGATGAGACCCGAGATCGAAGAAAATTTCACGGCGAAGATCCTCGACCACTACCCCGACCAGCGGGTCGAGCTCCTCGATGGCCAGCTCGTCTTTTCGCCGCCCCCGACATCCGGGCATGGCGTCGCTCAGACCGCGATCGCCGCGGAGATTTTCGGCCGTTTCCGCGGCAATGGGCCGCCCGGCGGTGAGGGGTGGTGGATCATGACGGAGATCGATGTGGCCTATGGGCCGCGCACGGTCTGTCGCCATGACCTCGGCGGCTGGCGCAAGTCGCGGTACCCGCGGCCGCTCGAGCCGAATCGTCCGCGCGTCCTCGAGCGGCCCGACTGGGTCTGCGAGATCCTCTCGCCGTCGAACGCACGGAATGACACCGTCGAGAAGCGCCGCCTTCTCCACGGCTTCGGCGTGCCGCACTACTGGATCGTGAACCCGGCGCGCAAGACGCTGCTCGTGCTGCGCTGGGGTCAAGAGGACTGGCACGAGCTCCCTGTCCTCGCCGCCGGGCACGTCGGCCGCGTCGAGCCCTTCGACGCCGTCGAGATCGAAGTCGCGCGGCTCTTCGGCGACGCGTAAATCAGCACCCACCGCATTCTCCCCGCATTCCCGCCAGCGTCGACCGACCCATGCTTTTTTTGAATTGCATGGAGCCGCCGTGCGTCGCTAAATTTGCAAATTGAGATGTACCCAACGGCGGATCGAGCGGGATCGCATAGGCATCGGGCAGAACGGACCGAGGACGGCGGCGTGTTTTTCGCCTGCGTCGGAGGCTGGCGCTGCGAACCGGCGGCGCATGGTGGCCGGTACTCCGTCGAGCACTGCGCGTGCGGCGCGGTGCGGGAGCGGCTCGACAATGGCGAAAGCGTAGAGCTCGGCGAATGGGGGATCCGATGAAGCGCATCGATTACATTTTCATCGCGATGTGCATCGTGGCCGCCATGCTGGTTCTGTGGCAATTCTCGAGCCGACCATGAGCGTCATTGTCGACATCGACCCGCGGCAGATCGCAGCGATCGCCGAGGCCATTATCAGAGGCGCCGAGGACGCATTCGGGTCGAAATTCATCGAACGCGACGCGCCGATCCTGTTCGTGACGATCGCGACCCTGTGGCTCGAGATGGAGACCAAGTTCACGGTCGAGCAAATGGACGCCATTCGCCGGGCCGCGCTCGACTGCATGCGGCCGCGAGCGAAGAGGGATTGAGATGCCGATCACGCGGATCTATCGGTACGGTCTCCTCGAGCCGTTCCTCGGCGCCGAGCTCGTCGCCGAGCAAATGTCGCTCGCCCATCGCTACCAAAACTCTCTGATCGAGCTCGAGCGCGGCCGGCGCGAGCGCGTGCGCGCCATCATGCTCGGCGCGCCGTCGCTCGAGGAGGCGCAAGCAATCGTCGACCGGGCGGTCAAGGACCTCCTCGACGCGCGGCAGAAGATCAAGGACGTCCGCAAGGCCGCGCAGCGGCGCGCCGAGACCGAGGCCGACCGCGCATCGGTGTCTGAGATCGTCGTGCGCCTGCGCGAGGCGCGCCGCGTGCTCAAGGAGACGCGCGCCGCGGTGCGCGCCGACAGCGCGATCGCGCTGTCCATCGCCGGCGTGAATGACGAGATCGCCGAGGAGCAAAAGCGCCGGCGCGCCGCATGCGGCGTCTACTGGGGCTCCTATCTCCTCGTCGAACAAGCGATGGACGCGGCTCGCAAAGCGATCGTGGATCCGCGCTTCCGGCGCTGGGACGGCTCGGGCCGGATCGCGGTGCAGTTGCAGGGTGGCCTATCATGGGCCGACGCGTGCGCCGGCGATACACGCCTGCGCGTCGACCTCGCGCCGCGCGCCGTCGGCAAGGGCAAGCCGCGGCCGACGGTGTCGCTCCGCGTCGGATCCAATGGCCGCGACCCGGTCTGGGCATCGTGGCCGATCATCCTGCACCGGCCGGTGCCCGAGGACGCGACCATCATGTGGGCCGCGGTGCATCGGACGATACTCGGCGGCAAGGCGCGGTGGCATCTCCTCCTGACGCTCCGGCTACCCGATGATTTCGTCGTCGAGAAAGGCGGTAAGGGGACGGTCGCCGTCGACCTCGGCTGGCGGCAACGCGAGAACGGTCTTCGCGTCGGCTACATGCGCGACGACGCCGGCGACGCCGGCGAGATCCTCCTCGAGCCGGCGATCGTCGACGGGTTTAAGAAGGTCGACGACCTGCGTTCGATCCGGGACAAGCGGATCGACGTCATGCGGCCGCGCCTCGCGGAATGGCTACGCGAGAGAGAGCTTCCCGACTGGCTCGCCGCCGAGCGCGCGACGATGCACTTGTGGAAATCCGCGGCGCGCTTCTCGCGACTCGCCGAGATCTGGCGCGGCAAGCGCTGGGACGGCGACGTCGAGGGATTCGACCTCCTCTGGGCCTGGCGCGCGAAGGATCGGCACCTGTGGCTCTGGGAGGCGAACCTCCGGGACAAGGTCCTCGCACGGCGGCTCGATCGATACCGCGTGCTCGGTGCCGAGCTCGCGCGCAAGTATCATACGCTCGTGCTCGAGGATTTCGACCTGCGCAATTTGCAACGGCACGCGAAGCCGGAATCGGAGACCGTCGAAATCGGACCGGTGCGCGGCCGGCAGCGGATCGCCGCGCCGAGTCTCCTCAGACAAAAGCTCGTCGACGCATTCGTCGCGCGCGGCGGCCGCGTCGTCGAGGTTCCATCGGCGAATACCACCCGCTCGTGTCATGCGTGCGGCCTCGTCGAGGCCTGGGACCCGGTGACGAACCTCATGCACGCCTGTACGGGCTGCGGCGCGCTCTGGGATCAGGACGACAACGCCTGTCGCAATTTGCTCCTGCGCGAGCGGCTCGGTGCTGACGAGGCCAGCGAGGCCGCTCGCCCGACGGAGACCGAGCCGAAAACCTCGAAATGGGGCCGGCTTGGTCGTCACAAAAAGCGACCGCTCGCAAGCGGCAATGCAAATGAGTGAAATCTCGTGCGAAATTCAGCATGCTCCGACAACGCCTGCGCAGGGGCGTGGTTTCTGCGACGCGAAGCCATCCAGCTCGCACCCGACGTACAGGCCGCCATCCGACAACGCCTGCGCAGGGGCGTGGTTTCTGCGACTCGTACTTGGTCCCGCCGAGGACGGGCTTGCCGTCGGCCGACAACGCCTGCGCAGGGGCGTGGTTTCTGCGACCGACAAGCCGCTTGCGAGCCGGGCCCTCTGCAAGCGCCGACAACGCCTGCGCAGGGGCGTGGTTTCTGCGACGCAGAAGGACCACACCTTCGCCGGCACCTGGTGGGACACCGACAACGCCTGCGCAGGGGCGTGGTTTCTGCGACGTGGGACGGAGACCCGACAACGCCTGCGCAGGGGCGTGGTTTCTGCGACGAGATCCTCTCGCCGTCGAACGCACGGAATGACACCGTCGACCGACAACGCCTGCGCAGGGGCGTGGTTTCTGCGACGATGACGCGGCGTGAGCGGCTTGCCCGTGGTCGCGTCCCGACAACGCCTGCGCAGGGGCGTGGTTTCTGCGACATCTCGCAGACCCAGTCGGGCCGCTCGAGGACGCGCGCCGACAACGCCTGCGCAGGGGCGTGGTTTCTGCGACGAGCTCGCCCTTTATCCTTTGGCCCAATCCGATTGATCCCGCCGACAACGCCTGCGCAGGGGCGTGGTTCCTGCGACGTCATCGCGCAGGAGCGTGGTTCCTGCGACGTCAACGCCTGCGCGGAGGCCACGTGTCCGCGACTGGAATGCGATGTGATGTATCAATGCCTGCGCAGGGGCACGTGCCTGCGACTGTAGCTGCGGCCTGTGGCCGCACCACAATCGTAGAGACCGATAATGCCTGCGCATGGGGGCATGGTTCTCTGCGATTGGAATCATCTGCATTGGCAAAATGCCTGCGCAGGGGCTCCGTTCCTGCGAAACGCGGAAGTCGAGACAAACGCCTGCGCGGAGGCCTCGTGTCCGCGACACTATCGACGACCTGCAAGCGGTGGCGGCAGCGGCCGCACCGGGACATAGACCCGAAAGGCCTCGGGTTTGACGACGCACTGGTCGTCACACCACACGTCGCGCGCGTAGGTCGCGGCGGCGAGAAGCGCTGTCATTGAATATGGCCACGTGATCGTCGCGTTGCCGCGCGTGTCCCCGAAAGCCTGGTCGTCGAGGACAATTCCGTCGCCAGGATCCGTGGAGCGCGAGCAAATCACACCCTGTCCCGGGCCGCTCGCGACGTTGGACGTGATTCGGATCCCGGTCAAGTCGACGCGGTCGCCGGTCACCCGATCGCGCACCGTCAAGCGCTCCTCGTACGTCTCTCCCTGTGCAACCGTCGCGCTCATGATGCCTCCTAGATGCCGCGCAGGTCTCCAGTCAGTCCGGCGGCGATGATACGCGCATCGCTGCCGATCGGCGTGAGCTCGGCGATGGGGCCGATGGCCACGACGACGCCGAGCATCGGCCGATAGACGGCGTAGGGACTGAGGATCGGGACGCCGAACCCTTCCTCCGACGGAATGCCGATCGGATCGATCAAACGCACGAGACGCGGCCGCCCGAAGGCCTCCGCCGACGCGATGCCGCGCGCGTAGAGCTCGAGCGCAAGGCGCGGCGTCCCGAAGGCCTCGACGCTCGCGATGCCGCGCGGCCGGATGACGCCGCTGCCGTCGTCGACGCCCGGCTCGCCGAAGGCCTCCGCGGACGGGATGCCGTGCGGATAGATCGTCTGGCGCAGCGTCGGAACGCCGAAGGCCTCGGCGCTGGCGATGCCGGCGGCGGTGAGCCTTTGCGTCAAGCTCGGGATGCCGAAGGCCTCGGCGCTCGGGATGCCGCTCGCGACGAGCTCGAGCGTGAGCCGCGGCGTGCCGAAGGCCTCCGCGCTCGGGATGCCGACCGGCGCGACGAACTCGATCATGCGCGGCGTGCCGAAGGCCTCCGCCGAGGGAATTCCGGCCGCGTGGAGCTCGAGCGCCAGCGTAGGCGTGCCGAAGGCCTCGGCCGACGCGATGCCTGTGGGATCGACGAGCTTGACGACGCGCGGGGTGCCGAAGGCCTCGCCGGAAGCGATGCCGGCCGCCGCGATGTGAAGCCCGAGAACCGGCGTCCCGAACGCCGCCGCGCTCGCGATCCCATTGGGCCCGACGTATTGCGTGAGCTTCGGCGAGCCGAAGGTCTCCGCCGACGCGATGCCCGTGGGCGATATCGTCTGCGACGGCAGACCCTCGGCGAGCTCAAGCGTGATACCGGCGACCTGGGTATTGACGCCGTTGGTGTTCGACGACGTCGATTCGCCGTTCGGCCGGAACTGGTACATCTTGGAGAAACTGCCGGTGGCGATCGAGTACTGCTCGCCCCATCCCGAGCGCGGCGTCGATTGCGCCGAGCCGTTGACGCCGAAGAAGGCGAAGCAGGCATTGTCGGCGAGCACTGACGAGTTCGGCGTGATCGTCAAGCTCGTCGCCGCCGCCGTCCCCGAGGTTCCAGTCTTCGACTGGCGAATCGGCGACGACGAATTGCAGCCGCCGAGCTCCCACCAGGAGATGTGGCTGTTCGTCGCCTGCGCCTGGCCGGCGAAGCTCGCAGTGAACACGCCGGCGCCCGACGCGGTGCCCGTCGCGATGAACGCCGTGATCGCGAGCTGGGTTCCGCCCGAGGCGCCGCACTGCACGGTCGCGATCTGCGAGACCGAGAGACCCGACGGCGACGCCGTGATCGTCGGCGTGTTCGTCGTCGTGCCCGAGGTCGCCTCGTTCATGACGATGATGAGCTGGCTCGTGTTGGCGGTCGGCGTATGCGAGCCGGTCGAAAACGAAGTATTGGTGCTCGAGCCGTTCGGCGCCTGCTCGACGAGCTTCACCGTCGACTGGTGGAATTTGATCGTTCCCGAGAATTCGATCCATCCGGTGACGTTGGTGGTGTTCGACTCGTTCGCCGGGCCGTCGGCAATGTCGGTATGCGTCGAAGTGTTGAAGTCACCGTAGGCGGCGCTCGCGCCGACGGTGCCCGAGCTCGCGGTGTTCTGGTAGCCAATGCCGATGACGATGCGGTCGAGGTCATTGGCGTTGACCGACGACATGGAATTGCCGTTGAACCAGGCCTTGCTTATCTGCTGGACGCTCGAGATGTTGGTCGCGACGTACTGCGCCGCGGAGAGGAGCGTGCCACGCACCGTCGAGCCGTCATTCGAGACGACGAAAATCTCCGCGTAGCTTCGAATCGGGCCGCCAGCGGCGGCGATGGCGCGGGTGTAGAGCTGGACGGTGCCCGAGAGGGTCTGCGCACCGGCGAGCGGCGGCGAGACGTAGTACCGATCCAGTGCGGTTTTGGTACCGGTCGTCCCGACGTTGATCGAAGTCCCAGTGTTCAGACCCGATCCCATGTGCTGGAGACCGAGCTGGCGTAGGACGGCGCTGGCCGTGCTCGCCCACACGCCGCCGCCGGTGAACGACGGCGACACCGTCGGCGACGTCTGAAACGGCAGGTAGCAGCGCGTCGTCACGAGCTAGAGCCTGAAGATCTTGTTCGACCCGTTGTCCCAAGTGATGCCGATATCCGCGCCGCTCGGCGTCACCGGCAGGCCGACGGCGCTGTCGATGTAGCAGATGAGCGGCGACGTGCCAGCGACGCCGGTGTCCTTGAAAAGCACGATCGCTTCGCATGAGGCGCCGGTCACTGCGGGAAAGGTGATGTCCGCGGCGTCGGCGACGCCAGCGGCGGTCGTCTTCGAAGCCATGCCGGATGCGAGCGTCGCGACGCGCGCGCCCGACGGGATATCGGAGACGAATTCGTCGGTGGCCTGCGCCGGTGTATAGAGGCCGGTGTCGACGAGGATCGCTTTGATCGTGTCCGAGCTCCACGAAATTGCGCCCGTCAGGAACTTCTCGCGGCCCTTGTCGTAGAGGTAGCTCATTGATCACTCCTATCCAATGAAAACGAACCGCGCCCAGAGGACGATAAGCGTTGCCGGCACCGACGGCGCGCGAACGAAGAGATTCGGCGCGCTTGCCGTCGGCCCCGATCCGCCGCCGGTCACGATGGAATTGAGATTGCGCAGCGAGTAGCCAGCGCGATAGCCGTTGCCCCAGATGGGCCCGGTGATCGGCGCGTCGCGCCGGATCATGATGAGCGCGCCGGGGACGTCGGGCACCAGCGACGACGAGACATCTTGCAGAAGCGTCGACGGCCCGACGTTGCCCTCCACGAAAAACCCGGGGACGCCGTGGTAGATCCCAGCCTCGAATCCCGTCGGCGATGCGATGCTGCACGCCGCGCACAGCGACACGCTGAGGAGCCGCGCGCTCGGCCCCATGCCTTGCGGCCAAGCGAAGACGCCATGGCCCGCCGCCGCGCCGGAGCTGTCGGCCGAGATGGCTCCGACATCGGTCTCGAGCGTCCAGGCGGCGGTCGTAAGGTTGGTGAAGTCCTTCCCGAGGACGTCTTTGACGATGATTTGTCCGACGGGAAATCGGTAGTCGATGATATCGAGCGTGTTGTAGAGGTTCGTCGCGCCAGCGGGAATGAGGACGGCGCACCAAGGCGCGTAGCCGATCGGCACCGACGGAATGACCGGGATTGACGCCGGCGTACCCGTCACGACGACCTTGCCGATCGTCGACGCGCGCGCCGGCGCGACGCTGCCGGTCGTCACGGCGTCCGACGTGGCGTCCTTGAAATGCCGCGTGGTCGGCGGCGTCTCGTCGGCCATGCCGATCGCGATGCAGACGAGATCCCAGCGCGGGTTCGACGGGTCGGCCGCGGCGAATACGGTGTTCAGCTCGCCGCCGTTCAAGAGGTAGGGGAGAAATTCGGCGTCGGTGCCGCTGAAATCGCCGCTGCCGGCGACCGTCGACGTCGCGATGACCCCCGCCTTGTTCGTGACCGAGAGGCCGGCGCCGGGATATTCGCACGTCGGCGCGCCGCCCGTCCCAAACGAAAAAACGGTGTTCACCCGATGGGCTTCGGTGTCGTCGAGCCGCGCGAGCGCCGCCCATGTGTCCCAGATCTGCGCCTTGAGATACCTGGAGATGTTGGTCAGGTCGAGATGGGAAATCTCCTCGCCTTCGAGCCATTGCATCTCGCGAAACTTGCCCATTACGGGACCTCCCTTCGCTCGACGACATAGCGGATGCCGCCCGCCTTGCGCCGGCGCACGAGCTCGACGACCTGGTCATAGACGATGTCGCTCGTCCCGTAGGGCAGCATGACGATGATGAGCGGCAGGGTCGAATTGCAGCGGTATCCTCGAGACGCATACGAGCGCGGCACTCCGTCGAGCACGTTGCCCATCGAATCGAGCCGATGAAGCTTCCAGGTGACGCCGCCGTCGCCTCCGGCCGTCCCCGCGCCGGCGTATTCGACGCCGTCGCCGATAACCCCGATGACCGGCGCCGCGGCAACGTCGTTCGCCGGGTCGGCCGCGCCCGTCGTCTCGAGCGCGCGCGCCGGCGCGGCGTAGATCGGCGTGTATGGCGTCGATGGCCACGGCAGATGCAGCGGCGTGAACGTCATATTGCCGCCGGCGACGACCGCGAAGACGCCGCCGGTCCCGGTATCCGTCGGATGCGATCCAGTGTACGCGCCATCCCGTGGGAGCTCGTCCATGGCAAAGCTCGTCGAGGCGCCGGCGGCCGTCAGGAGCGCAGTGATCGCGTCGATCAAACCCGGGCGCGTGACGCCCGGATCGGGCCACGCATGAAGGCGCGCGCGAAGGACGTCGTCGGATTCGCCGGCCTGCCGGAACGTGCCGCGCTCGCGCGCGTGCGCGTCGAGAAAGTCCGGCGACGTCGGCGTCGGCCCATCGGCAAGGAGGATCATAGTCTGCCGCGCAAGCCAGTCGGTGCCGAGGTCCTTGTACTGGGCAAAGAGCCTGGAACAGGCGTGCAGATACTCGTTCGCTCGATCGTCGTCGGCGTACCAGTCCGGTAGCGCGTTCGCCGCCCAGGCGTAGAGCTCCGCCTCTTCCTCGGCCGTCGTCACGGAAGCGCCTCAATCGTGATCGTCCCTGGCCTTACGACCGTAGCGCTCCCCGACGGAATCGGATCCTCGGTCGGATCCACGGCGACGCCGTTGACGGTGACCCCGAGGAGCTTCACCTGCAAAATGTCGTCTGGGTAGAGCGGTACGATCGCGCCAATGACCATGTCCTGATAGAGGAGCTCGTCGACCTTGAGCCGATTCATGCGCGTCTTCACCGCGGCGACGAGAATGTCGGTCGTCGCGACGATGTCGAATCCCGGAGCGGTCTTGAGCCCGATGCGCAGGTCGACGAGCGCCTTTTGCCCGCCGACGACCGTCACATTGACGCCCGCGGCGCGCCAATTTTCCTCTTCGATCGTGACATCGGAGACCATCTGCGCGGTGGAATTGCCGTCGGCGTCCGAGACCATGACGGTGACGAGCCCTTGGGACGGATCCTCGGATACCGTCGCGACGCGGACGCTCGGGACGGTCAGCGCGCCTTGGATGAGCGCGCCCGTCGTGCCGCGCCGGAGCGTCTGCCACCAACTCCGCGCGCGCGCGCGGAGTTGCGCGTCGGTCTCCTCGTCATTGCCGCCGCCGGCGGCCGCCGGGTTCGTGACCGCAAATGTCAGATCGAAAAGCACCGCGCCGATGTTGACGAGCGTCCCGGCGGCGACGTTCCCGGCCGGCCCCGGCGCCTGCGCGGTCGCCGAGACGAGGAATGGGCCGTTCGAGCTCGGCGGAATGACGAGATCGACGTCGGTCAGAAACGTGACAGAAGTCGAATCCGCGCCGATGTTGGTCGCGACCGGCGTTGCCGCAGGAATCGTGCCGCCGGCGCCGCTCGAGGTGCGGGTAAATTGGAGCATTGCCTGCGCGGCAGTCGCCGGGTTTCGCTGGATGTTCAGATGGTCATTGACAAGCTGCGTGAGCGCGTCGCCTTCGGCCTGGTCGATGAACGTATTGGCAAAGAGCTGGACGAGGAAGCCGATGACGAGATCGCCCATGGTCGCCGCGGCGTGCAGGTCGGCGACGGTGACGTCGCCTTCGCGGAGCTCGAGGTCCGGCCGGCGAAACTGCATCTCCGCCTTGCCGGTTGCGATCATGTCGTTGAAGGACGGCGCGACGAGTGCCATGGCGCGACCTCACGTGATTCCGACGACGAGCGTCTGGGCCTGGTTTTTGAGCGCCTGGTAGCGCGACAGGTACGTGATATTGAGGATGATCTCGTCTGGGTGATACTCGACGGTGACCGAGAGCACGCGGAGGATGCGGTCGTCGCGGAGGAGCTGGGCGCGAACGCGATTCGCGAGCTCGTCGCCGGACGCTTTGGTGTTCGTCGCGCCGACGTAGAGGCCTGCGCCGACGCCGTATTGTGGAACGGTGCGCCAGGTTCCCGGGTCGGTAACGATCCGCCGAAGAATGGATTGCCGGAGCGCCTCCTCGGCCTGGACGAGGCGCCAATCGCCGGTCCCGGCGACCATGCGATCGGACATGGCGCGCACGTCGATGTCGCTCCGCGCCGCGGGGACGCCGAGCGGCTCGGGCGGCAGAACGTCGAGCCAGATGTCCACTCCGCGCGGCGAGCCGCCGACGCCGATGCCGACCGGCGGCGGCGTGACCGGGGGCGGCCCTCCTCCTCCGGCAGGCTCGATCCAGAGCGGCGGGAAGCCCACCTATTTGGTCCCCATGAGTGCTTGCCAGACGTCAGCAGCGCGCGGCCCGACCTCGTCGTAGCTTGCCGGCATCGGGCACGCGCACGCGGCGACGACCTCCTCGGGAAGGATGATCTTCGCGTCATGGAGCTCGGCCTCGAGCGCGGCGCGGCGCGCGGGATCCGCGGCCATGCGCTCGATCCGCTTTCTCCGGTCGGCCTGAAGATCCTCGGACGGGACTGGCCACGTCGTGTCGTCGACGAGCTCGACGCCGACCGAGCGCAGGAACGTGACGATAAACGTCGCGCAGGTAAGGCCCGTGCAACCGGGTCCCCACTGGATCGATCCGTCCTCGGCGAAGTGCGTGCCCCGGGACGCGATACCCCAGGGCAGGCCGCCGGCCTCGTATCGATCGAGAATGCGCTCGAGTAGGACGATCGCGTCGGTCGTCGTCTTGGCGTCGATCGGCGGCACGATCCAATGCGAGCCAGCGAGATGATGCCGGACGCGGAGATTGAGCGGCGTGGGCCGCACGTGCGCGCCGTTGATATAGACGCCGCATTGCAGGTCGCCATAGGCGCCGCGAGAGACTGTGACCGCGAGATGGTCGTAGGGCACGTGCCGGGACGGCGGCGCGAGCCAATCGAGGGTCATCATGAGACCTCCCGAACTTCGTAGTAGGCGGCCCAGTGGATCGTCGTCGACGCCGCGCCGGTCGCCTGGATGTTGATCACGCCGCCGGCCGAGATCGTGAACGTGGCGTCCCATGCGGTCGCGCCGCTTTCCTCGACCGACGTGACGGTGACGGAACCAATCAGCGTCGCGACGCCGCCGCTCACGCGGTAGCTGCCGACGATGTTGTAGCTCGCGCCGACGCTGCCGTCCGACTTGCGCGCAACGACGTACGCGCGAATGTAATCGACGGTGTTGGCGTTCAGAGAGATGGAGACGATGTTCGTCGGCGTCGCGTTCGTCGTCGTCAAGAGCGATTTGCCGGCCTTCGTCGCGTCGACGTGACCCGGCGACGAGAGTGACGCCGCCGAGAAGGTGCCGAGAGACGTGATTCCTGTCGACGCCTGGACATTCTGGAAATAGACCGTGCCGATCGCGGTGAAGTCGGCCGAGTTGAAGACGACGAGATCGTAGAGAAGGGTCTTGCCGTCCTGTACCCAGAGCGCGATCGAGTTGTCGATGACCGCACCCGGGCCGGCGAGCGGCGGTCCTTCAATTGCGACGGTCGCCGCTTGCTCGATCTCGCAGCCCTTGCCGGGCAGGTCCGAATCGTAGGTCGGCTGGCGAATGACGACGGCGCGCTGGGTCGTCAGCGGCGTGACGTTGAACTTGACGGTGCGGTTGAGATTGAAGAGCACGTCGAGCGTCTCGCCCGGCGAGTTGATATGCGCGCCGGCGTCGACCTGAAACGCCGCCGGTTGCGCGGCCGCGCCGTCCGCGCCGATTTCGGCGACGTGCAGCACGGCATCGGGCGGCAGGAGACTGCCCGGGCCAACGCGCATGCGCTTGGTGGACGTGTCCCAGGTGAGCGCGGTCTCGCCCTGCACGATCGTCGGCGATTTGCTGTAGCCGGTCACCGTGTACGGGACTTGCCCGGGCGCGAGCGTTCCGGTGATCCCGCCTCCCTGTCGATGTCGGATGCTCATGTGAACTCCGAGACGCGCGCGACGCCGGCGGCAGATGCGAAGATGCCGCGCACCTCGCCGGTGTAGTTGAAATCGGCGGCGTAGGTCTCGCCGGGATCGACGTAGTCGCTCCAATTCGTCGCCGTCGCCGCGGTCGGGTCGAGCCGGAGATAGAGGCGCGCGCCCGCGCTCCCGGCCGCGTCGTTCGAAATGAGAAATCCTTTGCGGTTGGCGTTCGCGGCGAGGAGCGTTTGGCTGGCGCCGGAGGCGACGACGTTGTTCTGGCTAACCAGCGTCGACACCGTCGGCACAAGGCGCACCGCGAGCGCGTAGTCGGTCGACGCCGGCGGCGCATTCGCGACCTTGGCGACGGCGCCGAGGGTTGCGCCGCAGATCTCCATGCGCTGCCGCTTGACGGAGCCAATGAGCTCGGCGTCGACGAGGTCGCCGCCGGTGCCAGGATTGAGCGTAATCGACGTATCGGACATGCGCGCTCCCCTAGGTGATGCAGCCTGGCAAGCCCGTGCCGATGGCGACGGACGCACCGCTCGCGACGCCGGGGACATCGACTGTCACTTCGGCGTGCAGGTTGATATACGTGACGATCGCGTTGCCGAACGCGCGAAAGACGCGCTCGCGGTCGGAGCGCTCGTTCTCCGGGATATCGGCGATCGCCGCGCGGATCGCATCGCCGAGGTCGGCGCCGTTCATGCTCATTGCTGCACCTTGACGATCGAGCTCGTGTTCCCGAGCGCGAAGTACGGCGAGCCGGTGAAGGTGTCAATCGCGCGGCCGACGACGACGCCGTCCTCCGCGTCGACGATCTGCTCGGGGTTTGCCGCGAGGACGATCTTCGGCGCGTGAATCTCGACGGTGCCCGTCGCGACAATGACCGTGCGCGTCTCGTCGATGCGCGACGGCGCGGCGTTCGAGGCATAGCCGCCGATGATCGTCGGCTGGAAGTCGACGGCGCCGGCCGGCAGCGCGACGACGACGTGCGTCCCGACGGGCGGGATCGACCAGATGCCCGAGCCGGCGCCGCCGCCCGGGACCGCGAGCGCGCACGATAGATCCTGTTTGTCGGGGACGGTCAGGACCTCGACCAGGATCTCGGTTACCGTGTCGCCGTCCTTGATCACGCGGTAGTGGCTTGCCGCGTCCGGCGGCTTCCAGACGAGGCCTTTGGCGATCCACATCCGACCGTCCTCGAGCGCTTCGCGGAGCGGATTTAGGTCCGCGTAGGCCGCACCGAGTGAAAAGCGTCCGCGCTTCATTGGCCAATGAGCTTTCCACCGAGCGCCCTTTTCATGGCCCCGATGATCGTGTTGGTGGTCTCGTTCACGGCGCTCGCGACGGCGGCGATCGCGCCGGTCTGCATGTAGCTTTCGAGCTGGAGCTCGATCGCGATGCCCTTGTCGCCAGAATAGCGGTACGAACCCTCCTTGATTCGCAGCGGCCGCCGGAGCATGCGGATCTTGTCGTGGTAGCGCACGAGCATGCGCGCGACCTCGGGCTTGTAGCCTCGCCGCGTGAGATACGCGATGCGCGTCTCGGGGGGGATGTTGTCATTGCCGATGTATTCGGCATTGTAGTCGCGGAAATCGATGGAGACCGCGTCGCCGCTGTTCAGCGTCAAGAGGTCGCCATCGGGATCCGTCAGCGATTCACGGAAATCGCGAAGGTGCTGCGTCTTCAGGACGACCTTGCGCGTCCCGTGGGACAGCAGGCGAAAGCGGACCTCGGCCATGTCGGCGAGGACCTTCGGATCGGCGATGTTTCCGGCCGGGATGATCTCGTACTCGTCGCGCTCGTGAACCTTGAGTGCCTTGAGCTTCGGTTTTTTCTTCGCCGGCGTCGTCTGCGTCTTGATTCGAGTGACGTGCTTCGCCTTTTTCGCGCCGGCAGTTTGTTGGAGCTTCAAGCTCGCCTTGTTTTGGCGCGCCGGCGGGTACTGGACTTCAACGATCTTCCCGTCCATGCGGACGCCGCGCATGACGACGGTCGGCGTCGTCAATCGGCCCATGCGACGCGTGAGATCGAGCGATTCGATGTTCGCACCCCATCCGAAGCGCCGGATCCTGGGGTAGTCGATCTGATCGAGGTTATGCGGCGCCGAGAGGACGACCGTCGTCCCCCGCACGTAGATGATCATGCCGCACCGGAGCGCGAGCTTGTACATGACGTCCCAGTAGCTCGTTTTTTGCTCGATCGGGATGCCGCGCGCCTCGGCGTTCACCTGTGGCGTCACCGTCGGGATTTTTTTGACGTTGTCGTCGATGTGCAGTGTCAGGATCTTCAGTGGATCGGCCATGGTGATGATCTCGCGGAGGGTCACGTCGAGCGGCTTGCCGACGGGAATCCGGCGCGCCGTCTTTTGGTCCGTCGGTGGCCACTGCCGGCCGGCAAGATAGGCGGTGTAATCCTGGCCGCGAACCGTGACGAACTTTCCCTGCGCGGAGAGTTGCAGTTGCGGCTCGTCGATGAGACCCGCGATGCGCAGTTGCGGCTTGTCGGCGCCGGCGAATCCGTCGTCGTCGGGTCGCACGATCGCGAACGAGCCCTTGTCGAGGCTCGGCGTCTGGTAGAGGTAGAGCGACACGGCGGCGGCGCGAATGTCGTCGGGATCGATCGGCAGATCCGCAGCGTCGAACGTGAGGTCGTAGCTATCCGCCTTGGAGTACGAGTTGAAATGGATCGTCGCCTCCTTGGGGATGATCGGGATGTCGATCTGCTCGTCGCCGTGCGGCGTCTTCTCCTCCTCGTCGTCCTCGTCCTCGGTGGTTCGGTCGGCGCGCTCGAGCGCGAGCGTATCGCTGTCGCCGTGCCCGCCGTCGAGGAGGAGCGACAGGACCGCGTAGCAGCGCGGATAGTAGATGCGGACGCCGGTCGCGCTCATGAGAGCACCAAAGGCGGAAGGACGAGCGTGGTCCCGTCGGTCAAGACCGGTGACGACAGGTGGTTTTGGTTGGCGATGAACGTCCAGCTCATCGGGTCGCCGTAGAACCGCTGCGCGATCGCGTAGAGGCTTTCGCCGGCCGCGGCCTGGTAGGTGCGCGACGGCGTCGGCGCCGAGCGGCCTTTCATGGCTTGCCAACCTGCGTTCGCTTCGCCCATGACCATGCGCGCATTGTTTCGCGTGAACCGCGACCACTTCTCAGTGGCGAAGAAATTGTCGACGCTGAGATAGCCAAGGACGAGATCGGTGCGGACATCGGCCATTGCGTCGCAGAGGTCGGACGCGTGCGATTCGACCTCGCGAAACTGCGTCTCAAGCCGGCGCCATTGGTTGACGGTCGGCAGGTAGCGCCCGAGCTTATCGACCCCGGGCGCATTCGCGACCGTCCCGGCGGCAGCGTTTCGCGCGTCGGCAAGAGACGTCAACGCCGTGTCGATGCGATTGGCGAGGTCGTCGTAAAACGAGTTTCGCGGCATCGTGTCCTGTGCGTCGACGACCGGGCCGAGCCAGCGGTCGAGCGCGGCGAGCGCCTCCTCTTGCGTCGATTCGCCGCCCGGCCCGGCGTGCGGCGTCGTGAATTCGCCGACGGCCCATCGCGCATCGTCGAGCCGCGCATGGACTGAGACCGTGAACTTGTACTCGATCTCCGCCTCATGCCTGTAGTTGAACGTCCAGTCGACGACCAATCCTTCGTACTTCTGCCGCTGATATGAGAAGTGGATCAAGTTCCCGCGTTGACACATCTCCTCGAAGCGGCGCATTTCTGAGACCGCATAGCCGGGCATGTTGTAGCGGTCCCAGAAGCAACCGCTGAACGTGAAGTCCTTCGAGCTCGAGCCGAGGACCTGCTCGGACGGGACGAGCGCGCCGGGGTACTCGGTGCGCGAGCGCGTGAGCTGTCCGCCCATTTCCCATGAGCCTTGCGGACAGGCTTTCGCGCCGCCCATCGTCGAGCTCGTGATCGGGTCGGCGGTCCAATCGAAGCGCGCAGCCTCCTGCACGTCGGTCGATAGGATGGCCGTCGACGTGCCGACTTGTTCCTCGATCGTGAAGACGCCTTGCGCCATTTAGCCTCGATCCGGCGGCGTGAAGCGGCTCGAACCAGGCGCGCGCACCGCCTGTCTCGCGATCTCGACGATGCCGAAGACGAACCGATCGGGGTCGTCGGCCTGCACGTCGATGTGCTGGATGGTGATGTTGACGTCGTGCTTCGCCGGGCCGCCGGCGAAGATGTCGATGCCCTTCAAGAAGTCGCCGAAGTACTCGAGAACCTCTTTGCCGACGAGACCGGCTTTGCCGACGTCGCGATAGGCCTGACCGATGCGAAGATTCGCCGCAAGCTCGAGAGCCTTTTGGACTTCCTCGTCGCCTGAGCGATCCTCGCCGCGCAAGATGGCTTGCGCACGGGCGATGCTCATGTCGAGGACGGTGCCTTCCTTTGGGCCGCCGAAAAGGCCGCTGGGCGCGGCGCCGAGCTTGGACATGAGCTCGTAGTTGATCGGGTCGCCGTGGAGAAGGCTCTTGACGTAGCCAAGCGCGCCGCCGCTCCGCCTAACCATCGCTTCGTGAATCTTGGCGACGTCGATTTCGCCTGTCTTCGTAACGAGGCCTTTGGCGAGCGCCTCCTCGTAGAGATTCAGCGTTTGTCGGATATTGAGGTCGCCGGTTCCCATTTCCGCGAACTTCGCGCGCTGCGCCTCGTGCTCTTCGGTGCGCTTCGCGTATCCCGCCGCGTCGTCCGCCAGAACCTTCAATGCGGCAGCGGCCGCCGTCGCGGCAGCGGCCAACACCCCGATCGGGCCGGATGCCGCGGTCAATGCGCCGCCGAGCCCCATGAGCTCCGAGCCGCGCTCGCCGAATCCGACGGCTTGACCCACGGTGTACCCCATGAGCCCGCGCATCGCGTAGGGCATCGCGCTTGCCATGAGCGGCCCGAAAGCGCCGAGCGCCTTCTGTGTGCTGGCGCCGCCGATGAACGATCCCATCTTGTTGCCCAAGGCCATGCTTCCGAAGAGCGCGCCGAGGCCGAGGAAGAGCTCCTTGTGATCGACGAGCAAGCGCACGACGTCGGAGAGCGCGGTGAACGCCGACGCGAGGCTCGAGCCGAAGCTCTTCGCGAAGTCGTCCAGGTCCTTTCGGTTCTTGTCGATCCATTCGTTCCAGCGCGCGAGCTCTTTGGTAATGGCCTCGAAGAGCGGCTTGCCGACGGCGCCGAAGAACATTTGCAGGTTGTCTTTCAGCGTCGACGTCACGCCGAGGAAGGTTTTGCCGAACTGTTTATTGATCTCCTGCATCTCCGGCGAGCGGAAGAGTTTCAGGAGAAAGTCGATGCGCCCGCGCTCATTCAGGCCGCGAAACGTCTCCATCGTGGTCTTGCCAGCGCCGAGAAGGAGCTGCGTGAAGACCTGGGTGTTCTTCACATTGCCCATGAGCATCTCGCGCAACTGCATTTGCGCGGTGCCACTATCGACGCCGAACTGCTTCGCAGCGACGGATCCCATCTCCGACAACGTCTTGAATTCCTTCACGCTGGCGCCGCCCTGGAACGCCGACATTGAGATCGCTTGTCCCATCTGGGCGACCTCTTCGGTCGTCACCGGCGCGGTTAGGCTGAATTGCTGGAAGCTCTTGACGATGTCCTGGGCATGGCGGCTCGCGTCGCCCCAACCCTCGCCGAAATTCATCATCATGACGCCAGCCATCGACGTCTTGATTTGTTGCATCTGATCGTTGAACCCGACGAGCGCGTCGTAGGCCTTGTGTCCGACGGCGATGGCGGCGACGGCTGCAAACGCCGTCTTGATCGAGCTCGCGGCGTCGTCGGCCGCCGTCTTCGTGCGCTTGAGCTCGTCGGTGACCTGCTTGACCTTCGGCGCGGCCTCGTCCTTTAGGCCGAGCCGGATGTTGATATCGTAGGTCGTCGTCGCGTCGGCCATCGGCTAACCCCGGTGGAACTTGTGGCCCGACGGGGCAATCGCCGGCGACGTGAGCTCGATCAGGTCACGTACCTGCGCGCAAAGGACATAGCGCTCGAAGATCGTCATTCGCAAGTAGTCCTCCCAACTGTACCCGCCCAAGTGCCAGGCAATGAAGGTGTACTCTTGCGTCAGCCGACGGACTGTCCAGCGATATAGTCCGCCTCGTCCGGGTCCTTCGGCAGCGGGGCGAGCTCCGACGGATCGACCGGCTCGCCCCTTTGCGCCAAATTTTCCTGGTCCTCTTTCGACAAGCCATTGAGCTCATTCCAAAGCGCCTCGACGAGGCGCGTCGTGCGGAGTGGCCAGTTGTCGAAATCGCGATAGGGAATCCCGTCGAGATTCACGCGAACGCCGTCCACTTGGACGATCGCCATGCGAACCTTTTCGCGTTGTGTCGCCATGAATGCGTGCTCGACCTTCTCGTAATCCCGCTTAGGCCCGAAGGTCTCTGCCCAGTTCGACGCTTCCATTTCGTCAGCCGATACCAGCTCGCGCATGACAATGTGACGAATGCAATGCCCCTCGGGAAGCGTCTTTCCGAGGAGCTTGCCGCGGTGAAGCGGCGTTCGGTTCAACAGTTTCGCGCGAGCCATCTTCAGTCTCCTTTGTCAGAGCACTTGGGTTTTTCTCCTCTGGTAGCGGCCTTCAAGCTTCGTTTCGACGTAGTCCTTGCGTCCGCGCATGCCCTCGGAGTTGAACTTGCAGATACCGCGGTAGTACGTCGTGATCATGTCCTTCACGCCCGGGTCCCGGTAGCTGTAGAGGACCTGAATGCGGAGGTCCTCGGGCGGCAAGTGCTGCCGCTCGGTCTCGACGAGGTCGTCGAGAAATTGAATGAGCGCGGCGTCAAGGTTGTGCATCGTGAACGTCATTGCCCAACCATGATGCTGCCGGTCGTAGTCGGTCTCGGTCTCGCCGAGGAAATCTGTCTCTTTGAGGTCCTGTTGCGGCGTCACCTCGAGATCGATCACCTTCTTCCACGAGCCGAGGAGCGGCGCGCCGTTCAGGAGAAACTGGACGCTTACTTCTTCGCCGCGTTGACGGAGAGACATGACCGCCTCCTAGAGCCTCGACCGCGCGGCCGACATGGAGGCCGCCGGCGAAGTGCCTACGTCGACGATCGTGCCGGTCGCGATGTCAGTGCGCAGCACGATCACTTCCGTGTGTCCGATCAGTCGAACTTCCCAGAGGATGATCTCGCGGTTCTGGGCGCGGTCCTCTGCCGTGCCGATCACTTTCACGCGGTAGTCCTCGACGATGCGGCCGGATGTTTTCAGGTTGTCCGAGAAGCTCGCGAGGCCGCCGGACATCTGCGCGCGCGCTTCGGCGCTGTTCGTCCCGTCGACGAACGGCGCGAGGAATTCGCCGCCCGATTGCTGCAAGTAATCGCGCTGCCGCCGGTCGACGAGCCGCGTGAAGCCGTCGGTCGCGATGCCCGAGCGGAAGCGGAATCCGCGCTTTTGGTGCTCGAAACTGCAGATGCCGTTCTTTCTCAAGGTGACGAGGTCGCCGCGCTTCAAGGCCTCGTTCTCGAGACCGAGGACGCTCGCGGTCTGCGAAAGCGTGGCCACCGCGCCAATGTGCACGTCGACGGCGTTCCGGCTCATGATCGACGCGGCGAACGTGTGCGGCGCGACGTCGACCTTGGTTCCGCTGGCGGGATCCAAAACCTTCGCGCCGTTGTAGAACCAGTAGATTCTCGGCGACGGCGTCGTGATCTGCGCCGTCTTCGCGGTCACCTCTTGCGCCGGCGTGTTTGTGAAGACGCCACTCCAGACAAAAAACGTGCGCTCATTGGCCTCGGCTGCGAGCGTCACGATGCCCGTGTTCAATGTCGCGGGCGTCGGGGTCGCTTCGGGGACGAAGCACACCGAGACGCCTTCGGTATTGGCGATGTCCGTTAGTCCGGTGAGATAGTCGGTCGTCGCGACGGTGCCATCGTCGCCGCCGGCGAGCGCGCCTGAACCATTCACCGGCCGGCCGGCACTGAGCTTGGTGAGGACGACGATATTGCCGTCGTCGTCGCCGACGACCGCGAGCGTATTGTCGTTCGTGCCACTGATGTCGAGGTTCTCGTACGAGACGAGGAGATTGCCGAGCGTCAGCTGGAGATTGAAATGGTTCGCGTTGCCGTCGGTCGGATCGACGATGGCATAGTTGACTTGGTTGCCCCAAATGCCGACGGAGCTCGCATCGATCTTGAGCTTCGTGTCAGCGGTGACGGTCGCGGCGACGGCCGCCGACGCGGCGACGCGACGCACGTAGAGCGGCGCGAATTGCTTGCCGAGGAGCGCTTTGTAGCCTTCGCTGTAGAGCGCACCGCCCGGGGTAATGTCGCGGCCGCCGAAGACGGCATTGAAGCGCTCCGGCGTGTCGCAGAGAACGGCCCTATTCGTCGGGCCGCGCACGGTCTTGGTCGCCATGCCGACGGTCTGCATGTCGACGCCTTCGACCACTGCGGCCGCCGGGACCTCGTCGATGTAAACGCCCTCGAGCGCGTTCCAGTCGGCCGGGTTTCCTGAGTAGTAGATATCGGAGGCCATGCGCCGCTCCTCAGATAGGGGTTAGCGTCCCGTCGGGATTGACGCGGAAATGGTCGACGTCCGGCGCGTTCCAGCCGAGCGGATCGTCGAGCGTTTGGCCGATGCCGAGTTGAAGATCGTGCATGAGGTAGGCGTCGGAGCGAATCGCGAGCGCAGGAACCTCGGCGGTCAGCGCGAGCGTCGACACGTGCCGCTGATCGGCCGGGATGAACGCCGCTTGATCCGACCACAGGTCCGAATCGAGACTGAAGCTCGCGTAAAAGAGCCCGACCGTCGGCGTCGACACGGAAAGCACCGGAACGCCAGCGCGCAGCGTGATCGAAAGGAAGAATTCCAGGATCGCGTCTTCGATCTCGGCGCGTTGCTGCCGCGTCGCGTAGGCGAGCTGGAGTTGGATTACGGTCTCGAGAACGCCGACATCCATGATCGCCTGGCCCTCGCGCGGGGTGCTCGGATGCATGAGCACGGCTTGCTCGGGGAGGTAGTTCGACTGCATCGGGATGATCTCGAGCGCCGGATACCCGAGGACATGGTTCGGCATCGGCGCAATCGCGGTGCGCGTCGCGAGCGCCGGGACCGCGGTCTCGATCGCCACGCGAAGCGCGTTGAAAGCCGCGTATCGGACCGCGTTAATCACCCGATCCTCCCATTTGCTGGACGGGACCGGCGAACTGCGGCGGCTTCACCTCGTTTCGGAGCGACGCGACGATCTCTTTTTGCAGGCTCCGCATGATCGCCGGCATGTTCGAGCGAATGAAGTACTGCGGCCGGATGCCTTGGTTCTCGATCGTCGACACGGCGAGCGCGATCTGCTCGTCCAAGTACTCGCGGCTCCATGGGCCCTTGCCGATGCGCTTGATCACCCAGGCGCCGATGCCGCGCCGCGTGCGCGCGTCGACCTTGCCGAGCGGCCCGCTGCCTTTCTCGAGGAGGCCGATGAAGCGCGATTTGTTTCTAAGGTTCGCGCCGTCGGCAAGCCGCTCGGCCTCCCATTTGCGTTTCAGGCCGCCGCCGAGCATGCCCGGCGTCACCTTGCGCACGACCGTCGCCTCGTCGGCCCAGTGCCAGCACGCGAAGAGCACGGCGGTGCGGATCTTCGTTTCGAGCTCCGCCATAACCCGCGGCAGGTCGTCGAGTGTCGTCGTCGGCATCGGCTACCAGTACCCGATCAGCTCCCACCGGCTCATGCAGCCGTCGCACGAGGACGGCGCGCCAGTGCGGAGCGCGGCGATCGGCGTACCGCCGCCGTCGCCGATGGGATAGGGATCCATTTCGACCGGGTTCCACTTGCCGGCCTCGAGCGCGCGCATCGTCTCCTCGCGCTCGCGGCGGAGCGCGCGGTCTTGATCGTCGGTGACGCGCAGGTATTGCTTGAGCCGGTAGACGGTCTCGGCGGCGGCGAGCGCGCGGATCGCGTCGGGAACCGGCGCGAACGGAACGTCGTAAAGCCGGCGCGCGAAGCCATCGATCCACGCATCGACCTCGCGTTGCGCCTGTTCGATCACGTCAGAATCGGCGAAGCCGTCTTGGTTGTAGTCCGAGAGATCGAGGAGCGCGCGCGGGCCGCCGGCCGCGATCTCGACCTCGGATTGGCTCGTGTAGCTCATCTACGGCTCGGGCCTTTGGTCGTCGAATCCGGCGCTGGCTTCGGCGTCTCGTACGAGCTCGACGCGCTATCGCGGTGCGCGGGCGCGTCATGGTGCGACGGCGCGTCATGATGCGCCGGCGCGTGCTCGGGATGCTTGGCCGGATCGTGCTCGGGATGCTTCGGATCAGCCTTGGGGTCGGCCTTCGGATCCGCGTTTGGGTCCTTGCCGTTATCCGGTTTCGTCGGGTCCTCGCCTGGCGGCTCGACGTCCAGCGTCTCGGTGTTGACGAGCTCGAGCGCCTGCGCCGGCGAAAGGCTCGTCCCGTCGACGACAGTCGGGTCGGGTCCGAAGCGAATGCCGGCGCGCATGAAGGACGGAACGCCCTTCGTGCGCACCGTGAATGAAGGCGTGCCCTTCGGCGGTTGTTTGAGGACGGGCGTCAAGAGGATCGCCGGCGTCGCGTTCGCCGCGGGCTTCGCCTTCACCATCTGCGCCGCGCTCGCGCTCTTGTCGGCGGCCTTATCCGGCGCCGGCGCGCTCTTGTCGGCGGCTTTCGTCGCCGCGTGTTGGTCGGCCATGGGTCGCTCCTTCCTTATGGCGGGGTCGTCGTCCCGTTCGAGCCCCACGCCGCTTGCCACATCGCGTAGCCGGCGTTGTCTCGGGTGTACGCCGACCACCTGAGGATCCGGCGCATGAAGTTCTCGTCGTCGGTTGGCCGATCCTGCGCGACGAACTGCACCGGCTCGCGCAACTGATGGACGAACGGCTTGATCCCGGATTGTGACTGGTCGACGAGGAACCAGTACGTCGGATGCTCGGACAGCCGATTCCAGACGTTCAGATTTACGATGCCCTTCAAGACGTTCGTCTGGGACAAGCTGTTAATGACGATGACCTCTGCGTTCAGGATCTGCCGAGCGGTGTACTCGAGCGCCGGTCCGACGTAGAGGTCCGTCGGCGCGATTCGCAGCGCGCGGTTGTTGTCGTCTTTCAGCGACCGCATCTGGGCAATCGCGGCCGCAAGCGTGTCGGCACGGAAGATGTCCGTTCCCTTGTTGGACTGCGTCGGCGCGCCCGTCGCGCCGCTGTTGTGATCGGTGTCGAAGAAAAACTGCCCGTCCCACGCCAGGCCGCTCGTCGAGCCGAATCCGTTCACCATCAAGGTGTAAATCAGGTCCTCGACGTGGTACGCGGCCTCGGCAGCGAGGTTCTCGATCTGCGGCCGCACGACGCCGAGCTGATCGTCCTCGAGATCCTCGCGCAGGAGCTCGATACCGCCTTGCCAGGTCTTGTTGACGAGCTGGAAGCCATAGGCCGACAGGCGCGAGAACTGCGCGTCGTCGAGCCATTCGCGGAGCTTCGGGAACGAGTTGGCCCAGACGTAGCGCTCACTGCGGCCCAGCGACGGGACTTCCTGTACGAGCGGATCAATGGTGAGCCGCTCGCGCATGGTCATGAACACCTTGTTGAACAAGGTGTGGAATCGATAGTCAGCGTCGGCGAGTTTAGCTCTGTTGATAATCATGGCCCGACCTTGACCCAGACGCCGCCTTCGACGTCGAGCGAAAGGATCTCGCCTGCGAGGGTGTTGTTCGCGCCCGCCGTGTGCGAAACCGTGTGATCGTCCGTTGGGTAGCAGGGCTTGCCGCAATCGGCCTGGACGATGTTGGCCGTGTCCAGATGAAAGACGCCGCGGCGCACGCGGATGTGCAGATCGCCATTCGCGCCGGCCGTGTTGTCGATCTCGAAGTCGGCGACCCCGACGACGTAATTCCCGGCGCCGTCGACGGCGGGCGCGGCGTAACCGCCGACGAGGCCGACGAGCGCGCCGTCGTAGATGTGGGTCGCCGCCTTGACCGGGTAGTCGACCGAAATAAAGATCTCTTTGGCGCGCGTATCGCGGCCAGCTTGAAGATTGGCCATGGGCTATTGCCTCCTCGGCGCGAAGCGGGCGAAATCGTCGTCGGACAGGCCGAGCTGGCCGTCGAGGATCTTGGCCTGCGCGCGGTCCTGCCGCGTCCTCTCGCCGAGCTCGGAGGCCGTCGGCTTGCTCTCGAGGCCCGACGGGACGATCTGCGGCAACTCATCGACGTAGGCCGTCGCCTCCTCGAGCGAGCGCGGCGCCGTCGCGAGGATCACGCGCTCGAAAGGCGTGCCGCCGCGCACGGGCTTTTTGTCCTCGCCGATCTTCTGGCCGACCTTGCCGCGCGCCCTGGCGATGAGCGCGTCGATCGCGGCCTCGCGCCGGTCGGTCTCGAGCCTGCCGAGCTCGCCTTCGAGCTCGCCGACCCGGGCGCGCGCCTGCGCGTGCGCGGTGCGCTCCGCCTCGAGCAATGAGCCAAGCTTGGCTTGCTCTCCCTTCAATTTCTCGACGGCGGCGAGGATCCCGTCCTCGGTTGCGTCGTCGGCAAGCCCGACGGCCGCCGCAAGTGCGGTCAATCGCTGCATGGGTTGCTCCTTCGGTGGGAGTAAAACGGGAACCAGCGTCGGCCGAGCGGCCAGGCGCGAAGCGAACGCGGCGCGGATGGATTCGATCCCGGTCCCGGAGACCGCGGGGACGTTCACCGCGGATGTCTCAGCGCCGACCGCGCCGGTGACGATGGCCTCGACGCGCATCCCGTCGACGCTGTCGCCGGGCATATGGTAGCAGTCGCCGGCGAGGAGCGGCGTCTGGCACACGGAGCATAGGAGCTCGCCGGTCGTATGCCAGCCGATCGAAAAGCGATCGAGGAGCCCAAGAAGCGCCTTTTCCACCGCCCAGGGCGCCGCGAGCTCGATCGACTGCAGAAACCTCGGCCCGGCGGCCTCCGAGAGGTCCAGTTTCGACGCGACGACGGTGCCGCCGCGCGCGTCGAGGTTTCTTTGCTGGTGGTCGCGGAGAAATGGGACGCCTCCGTAGGTCGGTGCGAGGTCTTCGAGGACCGGCAGCGGAAAGCGCACGAAATTGCGATTCGCCGCTGCGAGCTGGCGGAACGCGACGACGTCCATGGCGAGCTTCGGGACGTGCGTGCCGCCGCGGAGGCCGCGGAGGAGCTCGGCGGTGTGCCCGGCGTCGAGCGTAGAGGTTCCGCCGAGGACCCTTAAACCCGTGACTGCGCGATCGACGGTGGCAAGGTCGATCTCGAGCTCTACGGGTATCGCCCAGGGCGGCACCAAGGTTAAACGAAAGAAAATCTCGACTTTTGTCAAGCGATTCGGAAAATCCCGTCGCTGACGACGGCTATTTGAGCGGCAGATGCTCGAGCGCGAGGAGGATCGCGACGATCAAGACGGGGATCCAGAGGGGAACCTTTCCGATCGCGGATCCGAGCGTCAAAATCAGGATGGCGAGAGAGAGAATCAGGGTGACGGTCAGCATGCGAGGCTCCTTTTCAGGGTTTCGGAGGCCTTTGGGCCGCGCGCGCGGCCGGGCAGCGGCTCAAATGGGCGCTGCAATCGCTCGCGAGCATGCGCATCCCGCACCGCGAGCACACAAAGAGCGCGTTTTCGGCGTGCAGCGCCCGCCGCTTGTCGGCAAATGACCGGTGAATCCACCGATTCATTGCGCCGCAGGTCCTTTCGTGACGTCAATCGAGCCACCGACGGAGGTTTTTTGGACGCCGATCGATCCGCCGCCTTTGGTTCCGTGAAGCGCATTGCCCGCAGGCGTCTTCAACTGGAATTCCTGCCGGAATTGGTCTTCGTCGCAACGCAGGCCGAGCTCGTTCGCGGCCCGCGACCAGAGGTCCATGCGCACTTCGGGGCTCGCCTCCTGGATCACGTGGATCTTGAGCTTCGGCGGCTTGCCCGTTAAACCATTCCACTGGAGAAACGGCTTCGAGACCTGTTGCGCGAACCAGTCGCCCATGCGTTTGGCGTCGGCGACCACGATATTAAACGACACGTTCTCGTGCACCTTGCCGAGCGCATAGCTTCCCGTCGAGGTTCCCTCGCCCGAGGTGAGCGTCGCGCCGGTAATGAGCTTCGACATCTCGGCATTGCAGAAATTCGCGAGCGCCGGATGCACGTCCTGGTTCGCGTTCTGATCGGCTTTGGCAAATTCAATCGTGCAGGCCTCATTAAACGCGGCGTAGCCGTCGCGGCCGATCATCTCGACGGCCTTGCGGAGCGTCGCCTTTTCGATCTCGGGGACGTCGTCCTTGTACTTGCCGACGACGAACGGCAGGCCGAAGCGCGAAACGAAGGTCACCCAGTCCCGGATCGCCATGCGTTTGAAAAGCGCCCACCAGGTCGCCGTCCGCATGTACCCGGCGCGCACCGTCAAGCGGTGCGTCCGCGCGTTGAAAAAGTACCGGCCCGGCTCGAGGTATTCGCCGATCATGCTCTCGGGCAAGATGATGCGCGGCCGGCTCGCGATGTCGAACGTCCACTGCCGGTGCGGCACGTTGTAGAAGTACGTCGGCGCAATGGCGCCGTTTGGCGCCTTGCCCCACAGCATCTCCGCGCCCGCGTAGCCGTACGCATTGCAATCGAGCTCGTGCTCGATCATGGCGCCGAAGTTCTCGACGGCGTTCATCGCCTCGGCGAGCATCTCGGCGGCGCGGATGTCATCGGGCGAATCGCCGCCGGCCTGGAGGATCCAGTCCTTGCCGGCCACCGTGTCAATCCTCGTCTCGTAGAGGCTGCGCAGGTGGCCGTCATTTTCAATCACGTCCTCGAAGAGGTCGCATTGATCGAGCGGTTGCCCCCATTCGGCCGCGTGAAAGATCGAGAGTACGCGGTGCGGCGTGAGCGCGATGCCGGGGTGTGTCGTCCAGCCAGACCACCAAGGTTGCTGGTTCGATTGGATGCCTTCGGGCGGCGCGTCCGGGAACGTCGTCGGCCCGACTGGCGTGAAAAACGGAGTGACGATGTTCACGTTGTTGGCCATCACAGATCCTCCCAGCCGCCTTTTTCCTTCGGCTTGATCCGATCGAAGCGAAACGGTCCCGTTGCGAGCTTGCGCGGATAGAGCCGGTACAAAGGGTAACTAAACGCGTCGCAAAGGTGCGCATATTTCGATTGCCGGAACGGTTGCCCGTTCTTTCGCTCCCATTTCCGTAGCGCTTGGTTCAGGTCGACGTTCCTCGGGTCGGAGTACACGCGGCGGCGGCCGTCGGCCGCGCACATCCGCGCGTTCGTCACCGCCACGCGCTCGACGATGTCCGGGTTCCGGCGCAGGCCGCCGTCCGGCAGGTAGATGTTCGTCCACTTGCGCCGGCGCATGACGTCGCAAGAGCCGCGGCCCTTGGTGCGCTCGGCATCTTGCCATTCGCCCGACGCATCGACGACGCAGGCGACGCGCGCGCCGTCGTAGCCGCGGTTCTCGAGCGCGTCCATGAGATCGTCCTCGTTTCCCTCGACGGTCACCGCGTCGACCGCCCAGAGGAGCGGCTCGCCATCGGCGTGATCGTCGGCGTAGGTGCGGAAGAAAACCGACGCCATGAACGGATGAATTTGGAAATCGAACCCGGCGATGTAGTCGTACGCCCGCCCGAACTTCCGTTCGGTGTAGTCGCGCGTCACGTCGCCGACGTCCGGCGTCCTCCGCACGTTCACGTTGGCGTTCCAGCTGTAGAAGCACACGGCGACCCGCGGCAAAAACTCGCCGTGCCGTTCGATGCGGTAGGTGCGCTCGTCGACCTCGAGCCGCAAATCGTCGAGCGCTTGTTGGTCCACGAACGGATTCCGCGTCGCGTCGATGTGGATGTACTTCGCCGGCCGCCGGCCCGACTGCGTCTCGTCCGCGTAGTCGGCGATCCACTGGCCCGACGCCGTCGTCGGCGGGTTCGCCGCGAGAATGACGAGGCCGCCTTTGTCGGCCGTCTGCGGCCGAAGGACCGCGAACGCGCGCTCGTCCATCTTCTGCGCTTCGTTCATCACCACGAAATCCGCGCGGCCGCGTTTCAGCGATTCGGGGTCATGCGCGGAGCGCAGTGTGATCGTCGACCAATTGGCGAGGAGGAACCGGTACCACGGCGCGCCGAGCTTCGTGTACCACCTATGCGGCAGCCAATCGAGGAGCGCGAGCTCGAGCTCCTCCGTCTCGGCGATCGATGGCGACACAAGCCACACGCGGCTCCGCGGCGTGGCAATCGCGTAGGCCACGCCGCACTTCGTCGAGAGATCCGACTTGCCGCCGCGCCGGCCGCCGGCGAGAAGGAGCGAGCGGATGACCTGGCCGCGCTCGTCGAGATGCCGGCCGGCAAGGTGCGCCTTGAGCCAAAGCGCAAACCACCTTGCCGCATCGTACTGGCCCGGATGAAGCTTCAAGAGCTTCGCAGTCTCGCCGTTCTCGACGTAGCGCTTGTACTTTCGATCCCACTTGCCACCGACGGCGAGAAAGTGCTCGGACCCGTCGTGCGCGACAAAGTCGGCACGAAGATCCACGTAGCGCGCACTGTCGTCGGTCTGCTCGGCCCTAATTTGCGCGTAAAGGGCCCGGCGTGCCGTCTGGGACACGCGTCACCTCCGGGTCGACGTCACTTTCGATGTCCGCCGCATGCGCTCGAATCCGCATCTCGGCATCGTGAATCTCGGCGTACGGCGTCAATGCGGCAATGGCGCGGCCGTACCGCAGAATCAGCGCATGCCGCTTCTCCTTCGGCATGCCTTCGTCGCCGATCACCTCCTCGAGCCCCGCGACCATCACCGCCTGCGACCAGATGGCCCGGTTCATCCCGCCGGCGGGCGCCGCCCCGAGCGCCCGGTACCGTTCAATCGAGCTCACGACGGCGCCGGCCTGCGTTGAGACGAGCTTGCCGGCCGCCGCGATCGCCGGCGAGAACTTGTGCGCGGCGAGCGCACGACGGTACGCCGAGAGCAGCATTTGCTTTTCACGGGTCGTCCCGGCGCGCTTCCATTGCGCCTCAACGGCGCGAATGTCCGCGGCGATCGTCCGATCGTCGACGTCGTGCTCCGCGGCGAGCGTCGCCTTTACCTCGAGCGGCGACGCGCCCGCAAGGAGCAACCGCTCGACTGCAGCCAGGCGCTCAAGGCGTTCCGTGCGGCTCATGTCCGGCCTCCACCTATATGATCCGTGGATCCCAGGGCAGAAATGTCATGCGACATCCATGTCATGTAGGCATAGGCCTCCGTGTAGGTAAAACAGATCCAAAAACTTACAGACTTGGTTTTCGTGTCCCTGAC